GCTAAATTGGTATCAGTAAAAAATACAGCAGGTTCTTGCTACTTTGAAGGTCCTGATTATATGATTCAAGGTAGATATATTATATTCTCTAGTCTTTTAGATCTACCAGAAGATTGGGAAGTGGTAGTTACATATAAAGGGCTGGCTCTTGATTCAGAAGATGAGGTTTACATTCCAGAAAAGTGGGAGCGTATGCTTGTAGCTTATTTGGCTTGGAAGTACTCTAGAAAATACCACAAAGACTATCCTGCTTATATCATTCAAGATTATAAGAGAGAATTCGCTCAACAGAAAGCAGCTAACGCATAATGTCACAAGTAAGAGTATCTCCAACTGGTTTTATGGACAAGGATACCGATGTTTCATACATTGGTAAAGGTAATTATATTGACGCTCGAAATATTCGTCACAGGGCAATAGATTCAAACGGTGGAGACTTTGCAGGCATTGTTCCTGTTAAGGGAAACTCTAACTTGTTGAATACTGTCAATGGTGTTCCCGGAACTGCTTTAACATTTGCATCTGAGACCCAAACATATCGTGTATTTGTAGACGTAGAAGATATCTACAATGGCTCTGTTGCTTCACACGATGCAACAATTTACATCGAGGATACCACTGGTGTGTTGCACACTAAGACAACAGGACCTTTTGTAAGCTATAGTTCAACCAACTTGGCCAGTGCGGTTACTGTAATCAAAGCAGATCTCGACAACATTCTTAATGCGTGGCTTGGTGGCTTATTTACCTACAGCGCAACTACTACAACTAAAACAATATCTGGAACCGCTGTTGCTGGTTACTTTGATGTAACAACAACTCTTACAACTGAGTTCTTCTTCTTGATTACAAATACTCAAGGGGAGTATGCAAAGTTCGCACAAATCTCTGAGTACCGTTCAGATTCTGGTAAGTTTACATTTATCGGTTCTACTCAGTTGGGAGACGAAATGTATGTGTTACTTGCCGGAGATAACTTAAACCCAGACGGAACATCTCGCACTTCAGAAATTGGTGTAATATATCCTAACGCTACAGGTTATTCATATACTAAACTCCTTCGCTCAAAGAAATTAAAATTTCATCCTCAGAGAAAAGCAGAAATGCAAATCGAAAGGGTGGGGCCTCAGATTAACATATACTGGACAGACAACCTAAATCCTCCAAGAGTATTATACTTAAACTACAATAATAGAAAGACAATCAATGGTGCTCTAAATGTAACAGAGGGAAGATATGATTTGGCCAATGTTGATTTTGAAACATTGTTCTTCTTACCAAACGAAACTTCTTATTTCGAGGACATAGAAATCATAGAAGGTAAGGGTAAAATAAAAGCAGGAAACAAAAGATATACAGGAAGATTCTTAACCGAAGATTTCGTATATCAAGACTTTATAGAAATAACAAATCCTTTTCCTATTTATTCTAAAACTAAGGACAAGGCTTATGAAATTTACGGTGACCCTGCGGATACAGTTACAAACAAAGCGGTAAAACTAACTGTTAAAAATTTTACTCCTGGTATTTACAAATACTTTGAGTTGGTTGTTGTTGAATATAAAGGAACTTCATTTACTGCTTCTGTGGTTCAAAGATTTACTTTGAGCGGTGCGGAAACGGAGTTGGTTGTAGATCATACAGAAATAGGTCAGGAACTTATTCAGATATCGGCTGAAGAACTTCTCGCTCTTACTACAAAATATATTGCTGTTAAGAACATAACTCAGCACGATAACAGAATGGTGTTGAGTAATCTTAAGGAGCAGGTAGATTATAACCTTAACGATTGGGCAACTCAGATAGAACACTCTATCGAAGAAACTTTTATTGAAGGAACTGGTATATTAGAATGGGCAGATACTCCTGCTCCAAACATAAACTATGGAGAATACGCTGTTCCTGAAAACGTAAGAGACTATACTGGCTATATGATAAACGATACGTATCGTTTTGGTATTCAGGTTCAATGGAAAAACACAGGAAAATGGAGTAATGCTTTTTGGGTAGATGATATACGTTTTGATGGAAGTAATACAAACGTAAATGCATCAGACAATAGAAGAAAAACATTTGGTGGTTCGGTTACATCTGTAAATACAGGAACGGATACAATAACTGTAAATAATCATGGATTTTATGAAGGGCAAAGAATTATCTTTTCTGGAACAACTCCCCCAAGTCCTTTATTCTTCAATGTTTACTACTACGCCATAAATGTAACAGCAAACACATTTCAAGTCGCTCAAGACCCAAATCCAACAACAGTTTTGAATTTGACAACAAGCGGAACAGCAGTTACGGTAATTAAAAAGAAAATAGATAATAATCTCGCTGAGCCCTTAAGTGATACTGAAAACAGAGCAAAGGTATTTTATCCAAAGTTTTACAATATTGACTTAGAGTATTTAGTTGATACAAACGGAGACGGAACTGGTGATACGCCTCTTAAAAAATTAATAAAGGCGTTTAAAATTGTAAGAAGTGAAAGAATACCAGAAGTCATGGCAACTGGTTTGTTTTCTAGTTCTATAAGAGTAATCTATGCAACATATGAGGATATCATGCCTATTTATATAGAAGGCTCTATTCCTTACGGTACAGCAGATAACCCAAGTAAAATTAGTTCTAGAAAGTATGTAAATTTCTTGTCTTCTGACTTATATTTTGGAGGGCAGTACGAATACTTACCTGGAGATAAGATAAAAGTTTTAGGTCCATTTAAAAATAATTTAGAACAAGCAAATAAAGCAGTTGCCTCATCAACTAGTTTATACGTACAATCTAACGGATTTTTTGTAGATCCTCTTACGCATGATGCTCAGTATTCTGATTATGGTATAGATGATGCTTATTTTATTGAAGCCGGGGGTAAAAAAATTAGTGGGTCAAATAGATTTAGAACAGAAACAGATGCTACAGCAATTGGCTTGGGTAGGAACGGATCTGTTAGGAGTTCTTATTATTTTGATTTGACTTCTGCGATAAGTGCGCCTCACGCATCAATGTCTTCAAATGACAAAGGTCTTTATTATGGACAAGTCTTTAGAGATCTTGGTGGAAATTTAAAATATCCAAGAAATAAAGAACTAAGTTTTTATCAGTCGGTTGGTCATTTGTTTATTGTTGAAGAAACATCGAACGGAACAATAAATGCCCAGAGTGTTTTTGGTGGAGATATCTTTAATCAAAAATGTTATTTAAAACAAAAAGGAAAGAGACCAAGTAAACAGGACGGTAATGCTATAAGTTTTTATTCACAAAATACCAGAAACTCTCAATTGATTTCTGTTTTGGAGTATGTTAGTTATGGTGTTTCTCCTGGTAGTGTTTTTCCTCAAATTATAGATTCAAATCCTCCCTTGCCAACAGGTGCGGTTATGAATGTTGGTGAGTGGAGAACTGGTCTTATTGCTTGGATTGAAGAGGGCTATGATACTTATGAACAATTAGAATACGATGAAAGTTATTCTGCTGTATATCAAGCAAGCGATGTTCAAGCGTTCGATGAAAATAATGAGTTTGATGGTTCGTCTCCTGTAAGAATTACTTGGTCTGCAAAGAAAATAACTGGTTCTCTTAAAGATAATTATCGTGTATTTAAACCTTTAGATTTCGCTGACCTTGACTTGACAAGAGGTGAAATCTCACATCACGAAGTAATCAACAATTCATTTTATACCTTCCAAGAATTTTCAGTTCAAAGACAATACTTTAGAGATGCGTCTTTGGTTGGTGCTCAAGAGGGTACGGACATTGTGGTTGGTAGTGGTTCTATACTTGGTGCTCCTGGTGTCGAATTGACATCCATAGGAACGTCTAAGAAAGAGTCTGTAGTTAAAGGAAAGAACCCAAATGGTAAAGACGTTGTTTACTGGTATAACGACAGGCTTCAGAAGTTATTAAGACTTGCTGGAGACGGGGTACAGGTGCTAAGCGATCGTGGGTTATCTACTTTCTTTGTCAACAACGGAAAATATGTTTCAAACGAGTTTTATCCTCTTAGTGGTAAGGGTGTGCATGGGGTGTGGAATGACAGATATGGTGAGGCAATCTTTACATTTAAGTATAACGATGGGGTCTCAAACAAATCATTTACAGTAGCGTATGACGAAATTAAAAACGGCTTTGTATCTTTTCATAGCTATACACCTAACATTTACTTGCCTTATAACAACACCTTTTTCTCGCCTGATCCAGAAGCCGGCTTTGAAAACACTCTTTACCTTCACGATACTGGTCTTAACTATTCCTTTTACGGTGTTATTGGCGATTACGAACCTTATATTGAGTTCGTAATGAATTACGATCCGAATCTACCGAAGATATTTGAAGCGATTCAAATAAACTCTGAGTTGATTCCTTATGCTTCAGCAAACAAACCTGTGTACTTCAATACAAAGAATCACACAAGTTATTTGGATAATTCCGATATGGAATTGAGAGAGGATTTGTTCTATAGTACAATAAAGAACGATTCTACAGGAACTGGTCTAAACAGTGGAGATACCTCTCGTCTGTTTGGGCGTTGGATTAAAATGAAAGTATTTTTAGCAAGCGCAGCTGGTACTCAGAAACTTATAAACGCAATCGTTAAGTTCAGACCGTCTCCGCGTTTGTATAATACTTAAAAAAATGTTATATTTGCATTATGGCAATTAGTGCTTTAGCGTATGCTCCCCAAATGGCATTAGGAGCGGTTCAAACAGGAGCCGCTTTAAAAGGCCTTTACGATTTGAAGAAACAACCTCTCCCCGAGTACGATATGACTCAAGCAGAGAAGAATGTTTCAATGTATCAAAAAAGATTTAATGAAGGTCTTTCTGCGGAAGAAAGAGCAGCGATGGATCAGCAATTTGCTGGCGCAAGAGCTGGATTTTACAGATCGGCCTCAGAACAATCAAGAGGATCTCTTTCTAACTTCTTAGGAAGAATAAGTGCATTAGACAGAATTAAGTACGCAACTCAAATGGGGTCTATGATGGCTCAAGAAAGAAGAGCAGCTATGGGTGGTCTTGCTGGTGCTAGAAATACTTTGATGGGTCAACAGAACAGACAGACAGCATATCAAATGCAGAGAAGAGATTCAGCAGAAAGGGCATTGGGGCAAGCCATGCAGTCTGGTCTTTATAACGCAATGACTGGAGCAACTTATGGAATTGCTTCCGGTATGGCAAATGGGGGAGCAATGGGAAATTTAAATACAGGGGCAACAGGAACGCCAAACTCTGGTAGTACGAACGCACTGAGTTTAGTCGGACAACCCGGAACATTTGCTAATTCACAACCATATGGACCAAGTGATTACGTACCAACTACAAATCCTTTAAATTTTCCCCCAAGTATGGGAGGAGTTAATATGGGGGCTAGTTTTAGATCTAGATTTAGTACAACTCCATCGTTTTCAAATTATTTACCACAAAAAATGATTTCGGTTCCTGATGGACAAAGAACTGGAAATCCAGCAAGTTATTCTGATATGAGCGGTGATCCTTTTTATAATCAAGTTTATAATCCAAACGCTTTAAGATTTTCAAATCCTTATATGATGAATCGTGGTTTTATGAACAGTTATGATGCATCAATGAACGCTAACGGAGAAATAGTTTATACCCCAATATAAAATGAGTGACGTAAATGTAGGTTTAGGTATAGGGCTTTCTGGCAAACTTGATGCCACAGCAAGAATATTTGCTGCTGACCAACAAGAAGAGCAATACAAAAGAAAAGTTGCTCAGGCAAAACAAGACGCAGAAGATGCTGGTGCACAGGCCGTAAAGAAAATGATATTGCAAGATCGCAATAAATATCATAGACTCTTTACAAAAGATGTGAACGATAAAACAACTAAGGCTATGTTGGACATGGCCAAGGCACAGGCTGAAAATCCAACCAATTACCTTTCAGATGTTTACGAAATATATGGCGGCTTGAAGCAAGAATTGGATATTGCAATGACAAGAACAGAGCAGCTAAAGCAATTTGAAAAACTAACAGAAGAGGAAAAGAAAGGAATGTTCATTTCTCCCAGCCAAAAAAAGGCATACGAGTTAATGAGAAATAGTTCAGACTATGACTCTTGGATTAATGGTCTTACAAAACAAGGTATCTCCGATAACTATTTTGCAGTGGACCCAGAGACAAAAGAAATAGGCTTTAAATTTCAACCAGCGTTTGATCCTGTCAAGTTTTCACAAGAGGTTTACAAGCAGAGAAAAGATACTCCTTTGTCTGAGAAGAAAAAAAGCATGAAGGTTGGTGAATCTAACTTTGAGATAATAACAACTAGTTATGGTTTGCCAAGAACTAAAGAACAGGCTCAACAAATAAGAGAGGATGAAATTATAGCAAGAGGAGGAAGCGCAATAGGAGTTGCTCCTGCTTATTCTGGAGAAGATGTTGCAGAACTTTATTTGTCCGACCCACAAAGATTAGAGCAGTATGTAAATAGATATCCAGAGACAGCAAATATGTCAGATGCAGATTTGACTGAGCATTTCTTGAAGAACTTCTACGATCCTTACACCCCATTTAAAGAAGATCCTAAAACATTCAAAGAGGGAAAACTTGTTAATAATTTTACAGTGATGGGTCCAGATCAACCCGGTCGCGCTTTCGTTTATGAAAAGAAAAAAGACCAAGTTCCAGGTACTCAAATTAAATACGAAGGTATTTCTTATTTAAATCAAAATGTTCAATCGAAAACAGCAAAGACCTTTTTGTTGTCTGGAGCCATTGAGACAAACGGTAAGTCTTTTGAACCAAAATCAAATGTCGGAAAGGCAACAGATTATGGATTTGGAAATATTTACATGGTAAAAACAAAGACAGGGCAAGGAAATAAAAAAACATTTGCTGGAGAGTCAGAAACAGGGGCAGGTATTGCTTACGAACCAATGGTTGAGGTTACATTTTCAAGACTTGATATTGGTGACAAAACAGTAGATGCAATTACCCAAAAAACAATCTTGATGCCTTTAGAGCAAGTTAAGCAAATATTAAATACTCAGAAAATGACAGACAAAGAAAGAGCGTCTTACAATCAGGCTTTAAAGGATATGAAAGAACATTCAAATCAACTTAAGAGCCAAGGTAAGAAAGTCAAGTAGCTTTGATTAGTTGATCTTTTTTGCTATATTTGTAATATGGCAGAAGACTTTAATATTGTTCCAGAGGGTTCTCAACCAAGTCCAAAAAACCCTCAGCCTTTTTCATATCAGAACTTATACGACGCATTGAAAGTACAGAGTGGGATTCTTCCTGCTACTGTCTCAATGAAGAATGGTCAATTCTTTTCAACCCCAACCGATTTAGAAAAATATCTTCAAGTAGAGAAAAACCAGAAGGAATTCTTTTCAGAGTTCGGGGGGTCTCAGAACTTCAAGAAGTTTGGAATAAGCTCATACGATCAATTCAAAACAAAAGTACAAGGCGATAGAATGCCTTGGATACCTGCCGGAAATGTAAAGGTAGAGAACACATTTGGATTACCAAAATTCGACCCTTCTGCACAATTAGCAAAAGACCAAGAAGAGGGAAGAAATAAAGCAATAAATACTTTTTCTAAAGTAGCAGCTGCTGGTTTAAACGTAACTCCTGATGGGGTGGAGTTAAACACAGTAGACGAGTTTGAAGAGTTTAAAGCAGTTGATCCAGACAAATTTGAACAGTGGAGAAAACAAAACCAAAAAGAGTTATTAGACAGGGGTCTTGTTTTAAATAGAGAGTTTGATACTAGAACAGAAAAGAAAGCAGTACAACCAACTCAACAAGAATTTCCAGACGCAGAACTTACCAATACAATAGCCACTGAGTATGGCTTAACTGATTTACAGATTGGTGAGTTGTCTGATAACATAGCCAAGGACGCTGCTTATCGTTTAGAAAAAGAGGGAGACTTCAATACAAAGTATACTGTAGGTATAGAGCAAGTATTTGCTACGGCTCAGAGTCTAGGTTATAGCGAAGAGAAAGCCTTTAACTTTATAAATAGAAAGCGTGATGCTTACAGAAAACAAAAGTTTGCTGAATTAGATTTACAAAAGAACCAAGAGGCAATAGAATCAGATTTTACTCTCGGTGCAAAAGAGGGTAATTCGTATCAATTCGATATGAATAAAAAAGGCTTTGAGATGTTATCTGAGCCCCTCAAAAAAATATCACAAGAATATACTAAGTTGGATCAATTAAACGCTGAGAAAAAGGCAATTGAAAAGACAGTAAGTGGATTCACAAATGTAGATAAACTTAACGAAGTAAATGCTAGAATTCAACAGCAGAAATCAGTAATTGAAAAGTTACAGAAAGACGAAGACATTGCTACTGGGATTATTTATGATCCAACAACAAGGCTTCCAATGGATCCAGCTGTTACAAGTGCAGCATTCGCAAAGGCAAATCAAAAATACTCAAAGGAATATTATAATTCAAATCTTTTAGGTGCAATGGTTAAAGAAAGAAACATCCTATTTAATGATGTTGAAGATCTTCGCCAAATGGTTTTAGACCAATCTGCAAAGATTGAAAAGAAAGTTGCATCTGGTTTTGGGCAACCTTCACAAGAAGAATTAATTACATTACAGTCAAACCAAAAGTTATTTGCTGAAAAGACAGCAGAACTTTCCGTTTTGAATAAAGGGATCTATACCAACTCAAACCCATTAAAGAGACAGAATGCATCTTTTACCTCTGGTGTTGAGCAATATGTTGCAATCAATACATTTGGTGGACTAAAGAAATCTAGTCAGGCTCTTACCTATGCAGAAGAGGCAGGAAACTTTGCTGAGTTCATGCAGAAGAACGGCTACTATGTTAGCGAGCAGGACATGGAAGCAACTAGGATGAGCATTGGTGAACAAGTTGGTTATGGGTTATTGCCTACTTTGGGCGCAATGGTTGAGATTGGTGCATATGAGGCAATCGGAAATCAGGCAGGTGGAGTAGTTGCTGCATCTAGATACTTTACAAAGGCTAAAGAATTCTTTAAGTTAAGATATGGCACTAACAGTACAGCAGTAAAAGCGTTTGAGATATTCGTAGAGGGTGGACTTAAAACCGCAGCAAAAACTGGGGCGTACGTTGCAGCAGACCAAAGTGCTGCTGGTGGATTGGGTGAGATTGCTTCGGAGTCTTTGTACGAGGCAGGAATGAGCAAAGTGAGCATGGAGAAACTACTCAAGGGAAGAAACAGAGCGTTATATGTTCTTGGTAAGTATTTGAGTGGAGCAGTCGGTGAAACGTTGGCTGAGGTTTCTGGTGGTATTGCTGACTTAATGGCAAACGAGGGGTACGACTTTAAAAAGGCATTTGATTTAACAACACAAGAAGGTCAGTTAGAAGTAATTGGTATTACCTCTTTGATGTTGACCGCCCCTGGTGATATCGCTTTGCTTGTCAAATCAAAACAAAAGTTTACTGATTACATTGCAGCAAGACAAGGTCAATCTATTGATCCCTTGATTTTGGATATGGACAGACAGTTGGACGCTGCTATTGAACAAAACAAATATCAGAAGTCACAACCTAGTCCGTTGGTAACTGACATTGAAGAGCCTCCTGTACCAGCAGGTCCTGCGCCTATGAGCGACGCTCCTATACAAGAGCCGGGGGCCTCAGAACAAGAGATACCTCAAGAAAAAGTAGAAGAGACAAAGAAACAAGAAAAACTAGAAGTAGAAAAGAGAGTAGCAGACATAGGAGAAGAGTTCTATGTAGTAGAGGCAGACGGAGAGATTCAGAAAGGTGCTACTTACAGATACGACCCTAAGACAGGAAACCTACAATCAAAAGGATACAGCTCATTCAATGAGTCTTGGCAAGATGTAAACTCTGACCTAAAGGCACAAGTAGAGCAAAAGGTTACAGATAACGGAATGCTTTCTTCTGACAAGGCTAAAGAAATTGCTAAGGTTAATTTAGGTATAGAGGATGACTCTAAATTAATCTGGAAAGACGGAAAGTTATTATACAGTAGAGATACAGTAAATCAACTTAGCGAGAGAAACGCAACCACAGTAAAGAATACAGCGTCTGGCGTTATGGGTAAGATAAAGCAGTATCGTCAAAAAGTTGATTCTGATGTGTTTGAGGGTGTTGATCAGGTGAACACAAACGACCCACAGGCAAATGCTTTTGCGAATGCTCTTCGTAATGCGTTTGGTGGTAAAATGAGATTGGATCTTGGTTCTTTCTTTTTAGGAGGATCAAAGATAAATACGGACGGACAAAAGGGTATGGCTAGGGTATCAAACTATATGGCTCCCCTTATCGAGAAGTTCAATAGTATGAGTACTGAAAATACAGCAATGTTTAACAAAGTTAAGGCTGCTGTGTTATCCTCTGATTTCTTTACAAAGGCTTTCTCTACTTCAGACCTTAACTTTTTGAACGGTGCTAATTTAATGTCAGATGCCGCTGATACATTCATTGCAAACCTACTTATCAATCACGAGTCAGTATTGTCTGAGGTGTTCGGTGATGAACAATTGCAGAAAAATGATTTGTTGGCATTTAGACAAAGTTTAAACGAGTTTGTTGCTAGAGAATATACCGGTAAGGAAACTGCAAACAATACCTACGCTTTCTACAATACAAAGATGAAAGATGTTCGTGCTGGCTTATCTAAGCGTGAGATGAACATGAAGGCGAAGGAATTTGTTCTTGCACAACAGGAGAAGCAACAGATTCAGAATATTTCTAAGACAGCTAGGGGTACTGAGTATAAGCCAGAAGAAGTGGGGGCTATCAGATTCCTACAAGGAAAGATTCCTGCACAAGACTTTCTAGATATCATAGGACAAGATACAACTAATCTTACAGAACAGCAGATACAAGATATAGCTAAACAAAAAGCTGATGCTCTTGGTGTATATGACACATTCATGGACTTCAAAGAAAAGTATGAATCATTTGCATCTACCAGAAAAGAAAGAATTAAGAGACTTAAAACAGCCGCCTTCGATAAGGCATTTGATTTAAAGTTATACGGAACAGATGCTGCAAATCCAAACGACAACCCTATCGTTGCAGCAATTAAATCTAAAGTTACCGGTCCTAGAAAACTAAGACAACAAAAGAACTACGCTGCAAACTTGATGAATACAATGATTGAGTTCGCTGCTATTCGTTCAGGTTTGGATCCCGATGTGTTCTTGGAAACAATGTTGTCATTTGAAAAGATAGACCAGCAAACAATTGTTGCAGGTATGTCTCAGGTGATTCAATCTAATCAGGGAAGGATCGCTCTTCAGAATACAGTTAAAAATGACCCAGAACTTTCTTCTGGAAGAGCATTGGATGATAAAATATTGGCAGAAGAAGATCTTAAGAACGGGGTAGATCCTCTTACGGTTTATTTTGCTAGAGGTTGGTTTCAAAGTAAAGATGGTATTTGGATGTATGGAGATACTCATCCTGCATATCCTAAATTAAAAGAGGGGGTTGATATTCAACCTGGAGTATCTACTTGGGGTGATGTATTAGAAGCAGATGCTCTTTTTGAGTTGTTCCCAGAACTTGAGAATGTTAAAATAAATCTACCAGTAGATTTTAGTTTTAACTCTAAACCCATAGAGATTAGGAATAACATATTAAATGGAATTATAAGATATGAAATAAAGAAACAAATTGGATTAAAAAACCTTATTTCAGAAAAAGAACTTGGTCCAATGTTGAGTCAATTAATGGTTCCTTATGAAAATTCAAATAACCAAAACGTACAAAAAATAACGGACGAACTTATTGATGAGTATAGGTATACTAGCTTTGGATACAATACAGATGAACTTATTGAGCAGTTGCATGAAAAAATAGAACCTCTTTTAAATAAGGACAAGGAAGCCGTATTGATATTGTCTGATATTGTAAATAAACTATACGCTGTAAAAATCAACTTTAACTTTAAAAGATCCGATCCAAAGTATAAAGCAGACCCTATTTCTTATATGAAATCGAATGGGTTTATTTCGAGTATGGAAAGTGCTTTAGAATTAATATATGAAAGACCGGCTACGTATGAAGAAATGCAAAGCAATTTTGGAGAGTTGGTTAAAAATTATAAAGAGGCTTTGGGTAAACTAAGAGATGCAGATTTTAAAACAAAGAGAGATATTATACAATTAATAAACGCCACAACACCGAAAGGCGATTTAACAGCAATACAAAAAGAAAATCTTTTGAAGCTTTCCGAAAGAATTGAAAATGAATACGAAATAGGAAAAACAACTCTTAATGATTTTGATATTCTCGAACTAGGAAAAGATTCTAAGTTGTACCCTCTAATAAAGGCTTTTCAAGATATTGAATATAATTATTTGATAGAGGTGTCCGGTAGCGGTATGGGAATTGACTTTATCGCAAGAAGAGATTTAGGTGGTGAATTTTCAAACTCCGATATTATCTATAAGGAGATGGTGAAACTATCAAATGATTTAATGCCTGAAGAACTTACTCTTGAGGATTACATGAAGGATGAAAACAAGCAAAAATTATTTTCTGAATTATCAAAAGAAGGTGTAGTTTTTCATGGTGGTGATCAAAAAATAAAATCTTTTGACCCTGATAAAGTAAAAGGAGGAGTTAGAGCAAATTATGGCTGGGGTATATATTTTACACCTGTGCCATACAAGGCAAGTGAATACGGAAAAACCGTAACATTTGTAGATAGAAATAAATTAAATTCTTTAAACGTAAACGACAGAATACCTTCAGGCTTTGTGTTTGAAATAAAACAAGCACTAGAAGAAAATTCTATACAAAACCCATACTATGATTTATTTTTGTCTAAGTTAAAGGACTTCGAGGGTATGACATTGAACGAAGCTAGGCTTAGAATGGGAGATTTTATAAAGTGGGATTATAATAAATTGTGGTCGCAAATGTTCAAAGATGCTGGTTACGATGCTTTTAGTGTATCTGAGAACGAATATGTTGTTATAAATCCAGAAAAAGCAAATTCGGCAATTATAAAAGATCCTATTGAATTTATTAAAAACAAAAGGATAGGAGAAAAAATTCCATTCAAAGACCAGTTAACAAAAAAACAAGAGGAAAATAAAGCAATAAGAGAACAATTGCTTGAAGAATTAGAAGAACAAGTCAAACTAGCTAAGGATACAAAAAGCGAAGAATTCAAGAATTGGTTTGGAAATTCTGAAGTGCTTGATGAAAACGGAGAACCTTTAGATGCATTTAGGGGTACTGCAAAACTTTACGGAAAAGAAAACTACGGTGTATTGGATCATAATGCTGGAGATATTGGTGGGGCAATCTATTATTCGGACCTACCAACTAAGGCGTTTTCTTATTTAAAAGATAATTCTGACGCTAGAAACAACATAAGAAGGGCATATTTAAAAATAGAAAATCCAATTGTTATAGACGCTAAGGGTAACGATTGGCAAAATGTCAGCACTGTATACAATTTATTTGGAAAAGGTAGTCAAAATTATAATCTTACAACAAGAGATTTAGATATTCTTTTGTTGGGTTTAAATGACAATGATTTTGAAAAACTTCAGAATAGATTTGGTCTTAGTCCTGTGGAGTTAACTAATTGGGTTAAAACTAAAGTAAAAGACCCAAACAAAGCCCCAGATGGTGTTATCATTAAGAATGTCGTTGACTATGCTCAATATGGAAAAGTTGGAAGATCTCAAACCCCAGGAAATGTTTACATAACCTATAAAAATGATCAGGTTTTATTAAAAGACTATACTTTATTCCAAAAAGATCCAGGAACTATTCGTGCAGCGGTGCATTTGAAAGACGACGGTACAGCAATTATTTATGCAGTTACTGACCCTAACGTATCTTCACCTTTACACGAGATGGCTCACGTTTTAGAAAACTACCTTTCTGATGAAGAAAAGCAGACCGTTCTAGACTTTGCTGGTGAAACTGATTGGAATACTAATGCGTCTGAGACATTTGCTAGAGGCTTTGAGAGATACCTTTACGAGGGCGTTGCTCCAAATAACAAACTAAAAGCGGTGTTTGAAAAGTTTAAAGCGTGGTTAACAGAAATCTACACTGCTTTGGGCTTGGGTAATCTTGGTAAAGAGTTGAACCCACAGATGAAGTCTATCTACAATACTATCTTTGGTGAAGGCGCAACAGAGGAGAAGATCGAAGAAGAGATTGATCCGCAAGATAAAGAGATAGAAGACATCATCAATCAGCAAAGAGCGGCCGGGGTCTCAGAACAAGACATTTACTACGGCTTAATAAAAGCAGGATTCACTCCTCAAGACGTAACAGAGTTCTTCCAAGCAAGAACAAAACAAACAGTAGCAAAAATACTAGAGAAAGAATCAAACGAATTCCAAGGATTAGCTAGAAGCATTGAACAAGATGCAGTAACAATCCAAAGAACACTCGGAGAGGTAGTTTCTATTCTAAATGAATTGAGTCCTACAGAACTAAACGATCTAATGTCAGACCTAAAAGACATGGAGAACATGGACGTTGCTCTAGTTGCCCTTATCCAAAAGATACAAGAGGGTCTGAATGCTGGAACAGATGTAACTTCTTTATTTGCTCAAGCGGTTCAAACAGGAACAAATGCTGGTCGTGTCTTACAAAGAATGAAATTATTGTCTCAGCAACAAGGTCAGTATAAGTTGTACGAGGCAATTAAAAAATACAACAAGGCAGATAGAAAGATTCCAACAGCTAAAGAAAAAGAATTAAAGATATTGGCTGTAGATATGGACAAAAAGAAAGCAGAGTATGAGCAGGCCAAGTCAGAAGCAACATTGTATCCAACACAGATGAACAGAAACAATCCAAACATGACAAACTTGGAGTATGCTTTTGTTGCTCAACAAAACTATGATGCTGCTAGAATTGCTTTCTACAAAGCATTGAAACCATATGCTAGAAATTCTTCTTTCACAGATCTTTATGATACTTTGGTTAGAGGTAACCTCTTGACTCTTGGTTCTCAAGTTATCAACTTAACATCGAGTGCGATTAAGACATTAATCAACTTGCCTTTGAACATTGTGGCAACGGGAGTTGGTATCACAAGAAACCAAGTTAATGCTCTTAGGGGTAAACAATCTGAGAGAGTTACCTACAGAGGAGCCGGTTATTATGGATCTATTACTAGTAAATACAAACAGGCGTTCAAGGAAGGTTGGAAAGCAATAAGTCAAGGTTCTGTTGTTGAGGATGCAAACGGATTACAAATCTCAAGAGGATTTAATGGTTTCAGGGCATTCAGAGATACCTTTGGTATGTTGTATGACTATGCTCTTAGTAATATGAGCGAAGAGGAAATGGCTACCAAATACAACTATCCACTAAACAAAGCTGGAAAGATACCAACAAAGGACAAAATTTTAAGAGCAATGGAAGGAACTTTCGGGGCGGTTGCTGAAGCAAACTTTAGACTTTTGGGTGGGCCAGATGCTTTCTTTAGAACTACTGCATACTTTGGTGCGTTGTATGAACAAGGAAAAGTATTGGGTCTAAGCGAAGAAAAAAAACCATCCTTAAATGGAATGTCAGAAATGGAAATATTTATCAAATTAAACTCTGACTATAGTAATCAACCAGCAATGGACGAGGCAATGCGATTGATTTACGCCAACGATGGTCTATTGTATAAGAACGTAATTCAAAAATTCTTTGGTGGAGTTAAGAAAACATACGGAAGTGAAGATCTTGGAAAATCAGCTGTTACAACTCTTGTTCCTTATCAGAAGATTCCAACAAACGTTGCTGAAGAATTTGTTCAATTTGCATCTCCTACCGTTTCTTTTGTTGCTAGTATTTATCATATGAGAAAAGCATCAGAACTTAAGGATGAAATAGAAAAAACTAGAAATCCAAGCACAAAGAAAAAACTAATTGAAGATAGAAGAAAGGCTCTAAGAGATTCTGATATGGCAATGTCTAGAATGCTAATTTCAATAGGTCTTCAGTATGCTGCTACTTTAATTATTGAAAATCTCGCTGTCTCTGGATCGGCTTCTCCTGCCGCAGGGGTTGACGAAAAAGAAAGACAATGGAAGAAAGACTTCATGCCGGCTGATCAAATAAACGTTTCATTGTTGATGAGAAACTGGGGCAAGAAAAATAAATCTAAGGACTGGATTAAAGGGGATCAGACTTTTGACTTGAGAACCTTTGGTGTATTTGGTGCAATTCTTTCAATGAAGAAAACAGAGGTTGAAACAAAAAACAGATCTGAAGAAAAAATAAATCTATCTAAAATAAATACAGAAGTTGGAGAGGGTTCTGTTTCGATGATGGGTAGTGCTTTAATTTTCCCTTATCTTTTAGACCAAACAATGGTTAAAAACTTAGGGGATGCGTTTACAGCAATAACTGAAATCACAAAGAGTGGAAACATAAATGCATTTTCTGATTTTGCAGCAGGGTATTTTAATACTGTGGTTACTGCTTTTGCCCCAAATCACTTGAATACTTTTACTAAGTTCAACAGAGAGTTTGAATCTAGCTACAAGGCTACACCAGATGAAAAAGCAAGCATGGGATTTGGAGAACTTACTGTAAACACTCTGAGCAATCGTTTAAAGGAAAAGGTTCCTTTCTATTTTGATAACAATTATCTTTATCAGTACGACATCACAGGAATGCCGAGAAGACAGACTCCTAAAACATTAGATTCTGTTTTTGAACTAATGGGCGTAGACGTTCCAAGAAGAGACTATAGAGGTATTTCAAAAGACGGTGGGGCTTTCGATTACACAAAACAAATCTATGAGAAGATAAACAATTCTAAAAAAGATTTAGATTGGAAAGATGTAATCTACTTGACTTTCGCATACGGTAACGTAAAAGAAGTTATTCCTCCAGACGTACCAAAGTCAATTGAAACTGAATTGTTCCGAGTTTCTTTAAACAAGGAGGAGATGGATGAGTTTAGAAATAAAAGAAACTTTTTGAGAAATGAAATCATAGGTTCTATATTTGAGTCAGATAGCGATATCTTCAAACAACTATTGGATTTAAACGGCCCAGAAAACAGAAATGAAGACGGATCTAGGATAACTTATGGAGATAAAAATCAACTCCTTGGTTATGTGATTGCTGGTAAAATGCTCGGAAAGATATACTCTTCTGTTGACAATGTAATAAAGGAAACACTTGGTCCGGTAATTGTAAATAAGAGACTTTCTGAATTGACCCCCGAAGAAAAAGCGGTGATTGATAAAATCAAGAAGGAAAATGTTTTAGGGGATTTAATTGGAGAGTTTTATGAAGATAAAGACGCTATCTCTCAATTGAAGGAAATTGTTAAATCTGAATTGTTATCTGAGCAACCAGAACAACAAGGTCAACAACAAATGCCGGAAGACGAATTCGGAACTACTATCACAGACGAGATTGTTGACTAGGTTGGTATTTGAAACAAAATTGATTATATTTGTACTATGGCACTCGATTTGAAAATAGGTATCCTCAACAATAAAGATAGCATCATTATCACTGAGGATACTGGCAACTATAATGCGGTAACTAACGTAGGTGGGTGGGGGTCTCCGAACCCTGCCTACACCAACCCTCCGGTAACAGCAATAACTTTAAATATCTTTTATCCAGGAAGCGCAACTCCAAACATAACGGCTTTAAACTTATTGTCAACATCATTCTTCACAACTGTAGACAGAGCGTATAACTTAACCTCTGGTGTAACAGTACAAGACGGAGTATGGAGATACGTAGTAACTTACACAATAAGCTCAGTAGCCTATACAGTAACAAAGTATGCATTGCGTGATAACGACTTGAAGTGCCAAATTGGAGCCTTAGCTCTCGGAGATATGGATACAAACAACTTCGAGGAGATTAAGACAATGTACGATAAAATGGTTCAGGCGTTCCTATGCGAAGAGTATATACTAGCGCAAGAGTTGTATGAGGAGATTAGTGATATGCTCACAGATTGTTCACCCTATTCCTACAATTGTAACTGCTAATGATTTTTGCTACTCTATATAGCTATATTGGAACTTACTTGGTTGTTCGTAATGCTTTGGTGGAAGCCGAGCAGAAAATTTCGACTGCTAAGAAGTATGACAAGCCTTGTTGTGAAATTGAAAAAAGCCAAAAGAAAGGTTTGTTCTTACTTTGGTGTTTAGAAAACATAGACTGCTATGATGAGAGTGTGGACAAGGTAATCTCTGTGGCCAATAGATGGAGTAAGAATTGTGCTAGCTGCTCAGTTAGTCAGGCAGAAATAGATGCTTTTCTTTTAACAGAGAAGGGCGAGGAACTTGCGGCTAAGGCAGATCTTGGAGGATTCATTCTTCTACAGAACGGAACTTGGTTGTTACAAGAAAACGGATATCAAATTATATTATAATGGCATTTGAACCAAAAAGAATAAGCGAGTTAGACTCAATAAGTGTAGTAGCAAATGATGACTACTATATAATTCTTGATTCTTCTGATAACACAGAAGGAATTCAAGGTAAGACTAAAAAGATAAGCCATGCCGATTTACTCGTTTTATTCGGTGGAGGTGGTCCAATTGATGCTGGTGACATTACAAGTGGTACGTTATCAAACTCTCGTTTGAGCGCAAGTGTAACTCTTCAAGGAAATACTTTCAACGGCACTAATCAACTAGTTAAACTAGATAACACAGGTAAGTATCCATCTAACGATGGGTCTCAGATCACTAACCTAAACGCTAGTAACATAGCAAGTGGAGAGATAGACAACAATCGTATCCCTTCAATTGTAGCAAGAAATAGAAGAGTAGTAACTCCTGTTCTAACTGGTACAGGCGTATCTCTTACAGACTTGCAAAGTCGTGTGGTATTTGTAACTAGTCATACTACAGGAACAGCAATATTTACATTAGAACCCACAATAAGCCCTGGTGCTTTCTTTACCATTTGTACAAGATCGGTAGGAGATGTTTTGATTAGCAGCGCAGCAGGTTTGATTTTAGGACCTAACACAACAGGTAACGTATCTCTTCCCGGAAGAATAACTGGTGGTAGAAGAGTTGAGATTGTGTGCATTGATGCAAATACATTTATGGTATCAGGAGACGTATTATGATAAAGTTTGAAGAATTAAATATCGTAATGCATCCGCTTCCAGACGATCAGTACGTGAAGCAGGAGACTGTTAAGAAACAGATTTACTTGCATCATACAGTCGGAGGCCCAAGCGGTGAGAAGACTATTGATATTTGGAAAAACGATAAGATTAAAATCGGAACAGCGGTGTGCATATCCCGTGATGGTAAGATTGTTCAAGCGTTCTCATCTAAGTATTGGGCATTTCATTTAGGCTTAAAAGAAGGCGTATTTGAGAAGCACGGTTTACCTTATGTTTCTTTGGACAAAATATCCATAGGTATAGAGTTATGTTCTTACGGTCCTGTTGTTCCATTTGGTTTGAATTATAAAACTATTTACGGACAGATAATAGAACCAGACGATGTTTGCGTTTTACCATTTGAGTTCAGAGGTAGCAGATTTTGGCACAAGTATACAAAAGAACAAATCGAGAGTACTCGCAAATTATTATTATTCTGGGGTCAGAAGTTAAATATTCCTCTTACGTATGACGAAAAGATTTGGGACGTATATCCTAAGGCGTTACGTGGTGAACCCGGAGTTTACTCCCACGTTAGTGTCCGCTACGATAAGAGCGATGTGTTTCCTCAGCCCGAATTGATTGAAATGCTTAAAACTTTATAATGGCGTTTGATGTTACGAGACAAGAGATACTAAAACAGGCTAATGATCTTTTAAGATTATACAAGCAGACTCGTGACCAAAAATACAAAGACGAAGAGAATAGACTCAGACGAATTGTTGCTGAGTTAGAAACCATTGTAATAGGCGGTGGGGGTGGGACTCAGGACCTACAAGACGTAACTGACTTAGGTTCGACCACAACTAATGCTATTGATACGGGTGGAATTACTACCGACTATGTTCAGTTAGACACGGCAGCAACCCCTGCACTTCAGACCGGTATGTTTGCTTGGAATGATGTAGACGGAACTGCTGACTTGAGATTAAAGGGAGGCAATGTTACATTACAGGTAGGTCAAGAAACTGTAGTTCGTGTTGTAAATAAAACAGGTGCTAATTTATTAGAGTCTCAGTACAAAGTAGTTAGGGTCAGGCTTGCCTCAGAGGGTGGGGCTCAGGGTCAAAGACTTGCTGTTGTTTTAGCACAGGGTGACAATGATCCAGACTCAGCAACTACATTAGGGATTGTTACTGAAAACATAGATAATAACCAAGAAGGTTTTATAACCGTCTTTGGAAACGTAAACAAGATAAACACTACAGGTTCTCTTCAGGGTGAGACTTGGGTGGACGGAGATGTTCTTTATTTAAGTCCAACAACCCCAGGTGCTCTTACTAAAGTAAAGCCACAAGCCCCACAGCATACCCTTATTGTTGGATATGTTGTTTACGCTCATGCCAATCAAGGTAAGATATTCGTAAAGGTAGATAACGGTTATGAGCTAGACGAGTTACACAACGTATTAATAAGTTCTCCAACGGACGGACAGGTATTAAAGTATAATCAGTCTCTTGGTGTATGGGAGAATGGGGACGGGGGTAGCGTCCTTTACACAAAGACCTTGGTTGCTTATAGAACCATGTTACAACCGAGTGGAACATTTATGGATTTGAGTTTAGATGGTACAGGAGTTACTGGGCTGATAGAACCATCAGTTCCCAACGCCACTTGGAATGTAACCATTGATACTATTGCTACGGTAATAAATGTTATTGGTGATGCTCCTGGGATGTCAATTGGGGATACTTATTCTGAGACCACAAGGCTTGTGTTTAAGAGAATAGGTGGAATATCCACTTTGGTTGCTATCGTGTCTTCTGAGGCTGGATTTGATGCGTCTATGACCACAGCATTGATGAACTATTCTGTCGGGGGGTCTCAGAACTTGAACTTACAATTCCAATTCCCTACCTTTGCAGGAGCAGGATCAGTACAGATAAATGCAATATCTAAACTAGAAATAGTGGAGGCTACATACTAATGGGACAGAGACATAAACTATATGGACAGCTAGAAGTCGAAGGTCAGGTAAACGTTGGCGGTGAGATGGATGTTGCTGGTCAGATGACTGTCGGTGGATCTTTGGCCGTTACTGACGAGACTAGTACAAATCTACCATCTGGCACAACCGGAAGTTTGGTTTACTATAATCCAGCAACTGGTGAGTTGACATATGGTGGACCACCTCCTGCTCTAGAAAAGGAATTGAGACAAGATTTTGTGTCTCCTTACTCTTATTGTGGTAAGGCAGATGCTGGGGCCTCAGAATCATCAAATGTATGGCTTGTAACAAGAATACAGATACTAGATGACGGAACAACAACTGTTACAACAGCAAATAACGTAAACTGGACCGGAAGATACACACATATATACACATAATTATGCCATTAATAAGTTCAAATCCAACAATAGTAGACGGGGTAGAGTACCCTTACTTTTTGGTAAACCTTTCTATCAGCCCATACGATCCTCCAAGGGGAGCGTCTGTTGCGTTGAGATTAACTCCATATAGAGACTTGGAGCTGGGAGGAATAGAGGCTCAACCTGACTACGCTAAGGCTGTGTCCATACTAGACGTATTCGAGGTAGCAGAGAGCGACCCTGCATTCGAGAAAGCGGTGACAGGGATTATGAATATACTACAAGAATTTATAACTGATAAAGGTCTTTAATCATGGCATTAAGAGTAGCTGTTGCAAATGGTAACTGGAGTAATCCATCTACTTGGAATGGAGGCGTTTTACCTAATTCTGGAGATATTGTTGCGTCCAATAACTTTACTGTAACTATTGATCAAAATATAAATGTAGATACTCTTACAAATACCGCACAGGCTATAGTTGATGCAGTTCCAAATATGACTGGATATACCACTCCTATCGGAGTAGTCACAGAGTCTATGTCGGTTTCTGGTTACCCCGGTTGGCACGCTTTTGATGGCGGCAACTCCTTGGAGTGGAGGTATGATAATAGTGCATGGGTAGCTTACGAGTTTGCTGCTCCTATAGCAATTGACCAATACTATTTCTTTTCAGAGACAACAATTCCATCTTGGACTTTTGACGCATGGGATGGTACAAATTGGATTGTTTTACATTCGGGTACAAACGCAAGCACATATACTAGTCCGTTAATTGGAAACTCTACTCCATATGCAAAATACCGACTAAATATTACAAATAGTGGTACTAGTAGAAGGATAAGGGAGATAAATTTTTACGAATACCTATGTACATCACCAGCAGTAGCAGGAGGAGGATTTATACTTAATGATGGATTAACTGTTACTTGTACTGGTACTAATGGGGTGATTACGGGTACTACTACTTGTTTAAGATACTCTGGTTCAGGAATATCTACTATTAATGCTAGTATACTTCCTGCAAATAACAATGCAGCAGGGGTCTCTGGATTAATTTATAGCGGTTCGGGTACTCTAAATCTTAATGGTAACATATTAAATATTGCGACAAGCGTAACAAGAGGTCCTACTGTTTTGTTTTCAGGAACAGGGACATTAAATTTTACTGGAACTATTTTTGGTCTTCAAGTTAACACCGCTTTAAGCATTACGAATATAAGTACTTGTAATATAGTTGGAGATATTTATGGGGGTAACTCTGGCATTGGAGTTACTATAAGTGGTAATGCAACTGTCAACATTACAGGCAATATTTTTCCAGTAGCAGGAGGTAGTACATTTACTGCTATTGTTAACATCACTGCGGTAAGTGCTATCGTTAATATGACGGGAAATGTATTTCCGCTTAATACTACTGACAGTATATCTCACGGTATTAATTTGAATAACAATAGTACTCTCAATGTTGTGGGTAATGTTTGTGGAACTTCAAACAGTAGTTATTCAGGTATAAATGCAACCGCAAATAGTTATATTAAAGTCATTGGGACAATACAAGCAGGCCCGGCACGATCTGGATTTTTCTCTATAGGAGCTGGTGCCATTAATATATTGACAGGGCCTTTTATTTCTAGCTCAAATGCAATTCTTCCTTTGTACGTTACTCGGATGAACTACCAAAGAACCCTTGGCTCCTACTACGAATTTAGAAACAGTTCTACCAACGGAGCATTGCCTCCTGCTGCTCCTGCCCCTGCAATACGGATGAGTTCTCCAGAAGTGGTATCAGACTTACCATCTGTATCTAACGTGAGATTTGGGGTAGTATATGGCGTAGGTTCATTTACAGGAACGATGAGAGTACCAGCAGCTAGCAATGTAAGATTAGGTGTAGACGTTGACAATACGATAGGTACAGGGGCAATAACAGCGGATGATGTTTGGAATGTTTTGACTAGCGGTTTAAACACTTCTGGTAGTATAGGCGAAAGATTAAAAAATACAAGTACTGTTGATTCAACAGGGAATCAACTAGCAGCACTAATATAATATGGGATTAAAAGTAGCAGTTGCAAATGGAAACTGGTCTAACCCAGCAACGTGGAGTGCAGGCATATTACCCTTGTCTGATGACTTTGTAGCAACAAATGGTTTTACGGTAACTATAGACCAGAATATAACCGCTCTGGGACTAACAAATACAGCACAAAATTATACGAGTGAGAATCCAGCAATGACTAGCAATACTACTCCGTCAGGAATTGTAACTGCTAGTGATGTGGGGTATGGTAATAACCCCTTTGCGGCTTTTGATACTCCAGCACCTGCTAGCGGAATCGGAAACAACTGGACATCACTCAGTGGGGGGACAGTATGGCTTGGTTATGAATTTCCAATTGCAAAAACGATTACAATTTACAGTGTAAGTGTGGCAGGTTACAGTAATTTAAACCCTAGGAACTGGACATTTCAAGCATGGAATGGGACTGATTGGGTTATACTAGATACGCAAATAAACCAACTATTTAATTCAGCTACTACCTTAAGTTATACCATAACCAACACTACTTCTTATTTTAAATATAGAATTGTGTTCACTTCTGCAAGAGATAATTCAATTAGTAACTACGGTATTAGTGAAATTAGAATGTTTAGTAGTGCCTCCTATATGCAAAATGCAGTAGCAGGAGGGGGATTTATATTACCTTCTGGCATTACAGTAACTACTACAGGAACAACAGGATTATCTGCTGCGTCTACTGACTTAATTACTTTTTCAAGCAATGGTACGGCAACAATAAACTGTGGTACTGGAAATATACTTAGACCTACAATAAATACAACTGTGGCATCTACAATAAAGGTAACAGCGGGAGGAACATTAAATATAACAGGTAATTTAGAGCCAGCTGCTACTAACGGCAATAGTAGAAATTTATATATTACAACAACAGCAGGAGCAGTTGTCAATGTAACAGGAAGAGTATACGGTGGATTTTCAAATGCTATATTTACAGATGTGTCTTGCACTTTGACTGTTATTGGTAATGTGCTGGGGTCTATAACTAACGGACCAGTAGCAGGTATTTGGTTTGGTGCAGGAGGCACATTGAATGTTACCGGAAATGTTTATGGAAGTTCTTCATTTAATAATAATGGTTACGGAATTATTTTTAACGTAGGTAATTTAAATATTACTGGGAACGTATATGGCGGTGAAAATCTTGGGGCTAGTGATTGGGGAATACAAATAACAGGGATTGCAACTGTTTATATTACAGGTAATTTATATGCAGGAAACTCTGCCGGTACAAATAATTATCAAGCAATAAACTGTACCACCGCCTCTTACATAAATCAAGTAGGTGCTATTTATGCAGGTAGAAACTCGGTAGGTTTTGTTTCGTCTAACGCCTCTGCTATAAACTTATTGTCGGGGCCGTTTGTGTGTAATGAATATGGATTCGTGCCATTTCAATGTGTCCGAATGCACTTAATACCATCAAATACTTCTTACTTTGAGTTTAGAGATGAAACCACTAATGGTGCGGTACAGCCTGGTGCAATTGCCCCAGCCGCACGGATGTTACAACCCGGTTATGCTGTAGATGCTCCTGCTGTAAATAACGTAAGATTTAATACTGTGTATGCGTCTGGAACATTGACAGGGACATTGCGGATGCCTAGTCCTGCGTCTGTAGCGTTCGGTGTACCTGTAGACAACACAATTGGAACGGCTGTGCTTTCACCTCAAGACGTGTGGAACGTGCAGACTAGTACATTAAATACGGCTGGATCTATAGGAAAGCGTTTAAAGAATGCTGCTACTGTAGATAGTACCGGAGACCAATTATCGGCATTATTATAATATGAAACAATTTATAAAAGAAATGTTCTCTGGGAGTGACGGTGTGTCACATAAGAGAGTTTTAGGGACTATTGGGTTTCTATGCATCATTGTTTTTATGTTTAAAACAGAAAAGAATGAAGCTGTAGAGGCTGTTGAGTTTGTGACCATGACAATGGTTGCCGGTTCTGTTGCAGAAAAATTTGTAAGAAGATATGAAAAAGGATCCTAGATTAGCAAGGGCTGGGGTCTCAGGTTATAATAAACCCAAGGCCACTCCTAGTCATCCCAAGAAAAGTCACATAGTAGTGGCAAAAGAAGGTGACAAAGTGAAGACTCTTCGCTTTGGACAACAAGGCGTTAAAACAAATCAAACTGCTGGTCAGCGTGAGGCGTTTAAATCTCGTCATGCCAAGAACATTTCTAAGGGAAAGATGTCTGCTGCCTATTGGGCTGACAAAGTAAAATGGAGTCCGAGTAAGACTGCTTCTCCAAGCAAAAAATGGAAGAAGGGAAGTTAATATGAAAAAATCTATAAAGAAATCCGCAAGTAGATCCATTAGCGTACCCAAGGGTATGAAAATCGAGATCGAGAAAGAAGAAAGTGCTGCCTACAAGAAGAAAGAAAAGGCAGAAAAAGCAGCTAAGATGAAGAAGATGGAGAAGATGATTACCTCCGCTGTTTCAAAAGGGCTTTCTAAACGAAAAAAATAATTATATTTGTATATGATGTACGGTAAGAAAACTAGTGCTAAGATGATGTCTAAGCCTGGTAAGATGATGGAAAAGCCAATGGCTAAAGCTGCTGCTAAGAAAGTAATGGCTAAGAAAATGTCTAAAAAGAAGTAATGGCAAAAACCACTTCTGTCAGCAAGTGGACTCCGAAACCCTCTATCAAGAGACCCGGAGTCCATGCTAAGACAAAGGCTAGTAAGTCTAAGTCTAGCAAAAACTATGTAAAACCATATAATGGGCAAGGCAAATGAAAGCAGGACTATACGCAAACATCCACGCCAAACGCAAAAGAATAGCAGAAGGTAGTGGGGAGAAGATGAGAAAGCCTGGTTCAAAAGGTGCTCCCACAAGCAAAGCATTTAAGCAGTCTGCAAAGACAGCAAAGAAGCGAGGATAATCTCGCTTTTCTTTTTTACATAAATTTATTATCTTTGTTAAGTGAGAGAAATCTTTTCTAATAGTTTAGATTATTCAGTAGGGTTAGTAGGTTCTGTTGTAATAAGCGGAACTTCTCCTGTTACCGGAGTATTTCAAGGTTTTAGTGTTAACAACAATGCAATAATTTCAGCCGCATTGGATGAAAATGGAAATAATGTCGTGTCTCAGTTTGGTGGTCAGACCTTAAAGCGAGGGTTATACTGGGGATTACCCAAGGGCAAATATTTCACATCGATAACTCTTTCAAGTGGCTCATTGATTGCTTATGGAGTTCGGACAACTTCTCCGTTCGATGCTGACGCACAAGCATTTTTTAATAGAGTTGCAACGGCTGGAGGTACGTTATCGACAACTCAACAAGCGGCTATTGATACCATTGTGATTCAAATGAAAGCTGATGGTATTTGGAGTAAAATGAAAGCCGTATATCCTATGGTAGGGGCAAGTGCAGCATCATGTGCGCAGAATTTAATGAGTTCTGACTTTACCGGAACTTTTAGCAGTGGTTGGGCAATAAGTGAGCAAGGAGTAGAGGGTAACGGAGCGAGTACATATATGCTCACCGGTTTAAATACTAGAAACAATTTGGCGGTTAATGATTTTCATATTTCAATATACACAAGAACAGATGCTCCTGCTTCTAGTGGCGTATTAATGGGTAACTCTGATAACAATACTACATATTTGCCAATTATTCAGCTATATCCAAGGTTTACAAATGGAAATTTATTGGTAGACCTTTCTGACTTTAACAACAGAATTTCGGTTACAAACACTGTAACAAAAGGATTTTATATAGCAACTAGAACATCCGCTTCAATGGCTAAGGTGTTTAAGAACAGGAATTTATTTGGTTCAAACACATCAACACAAACTCAGGCGTATCTTCCTAACACAAATATACCAATCGGGGCTTTTTTTGACTCAATATCTCACGGAAATAGTGCAGCCTACCAAATTAGCTTTGCTTCAATAGGGGAAGGACTAAGTGATCTAGAGGCTGAAAAGTTCTACGATGCGGTACAGGCATTCCAAACAACCTTAACAAGACAAGTGGTATGATAGGATATATTTTAACTACTGAACAATACACTCAAGTACAAGGTCAATTTTATGCGCCTTATGAGCTCTTTAATTGTGTACAGGACATCAATGATATTTGGTTTTTGTTTTTATCTGACCAAGATAAAGAGCAAATAGCGTCAACCGAGTGGTCTTGGATTCTAAACTTGTCCGAAGGCGAGTACATCCCTAAACCATCACCACCTTTCCCCAGCAACGAATAATAAAACCACATAAGGAAGCGAGGATAATCTCGCTTTTCTTTTTTGTATAAATTTATTATCTTTGTTATTATGCAAGAAGTATTTTCAAGAACTCTAGATTACTCAGCTGGACTAACAGGTTCTACAATGGTATATGGCACATCTGCAATTACAGGATCTTTCCAGAGTTTCATTGTCAATAGTGATGCAGTTATTGCAGCAGCAATCGATAGAAATGGAAACAATATCGTATCTCAGTTTGGGTCTCAGACCCTTTACCAAGGAGCATATTGGGTAATGCCAAAAGGAAGCTATTTAACATCAATCACCTTATTAAGTGGGTCTTTAATTGCTTACGGAATCTAATGAACATGGGTTTCAGAATTGGTTCATGTAATATAATAATTCGTTAAGATGATTGGAGTTGGTGTAGGTCTTGGTTTAAATCGCTACAGAAACTCTCTAGAGGTTTCTCCTGTTTTTGATGTTGTTTCTTCCAACCAGTTATTTGGATTCTCATATAGAAAACTGAGAACTGCATATACTGGTAGTTGCATAAGGATAAGAAGATCAACAGACAATACTGAAAAAAATATTGGATTTTCTGATGGGTATTTAGACATTGCCGACCTTGTCAGTTTTTGTGGGGCCGGTGAAGGATATTTAGTAAGGTTTTATGATCAGAGTACTGTAGGAAATGATCTCCAACAAACAAATGTATTACAACAACCCTTGATTTATTCAAGTGGGGTAATTGGTATACAAAACAAAAAAGGGAATTTTGTAAATTCTCCATATTTTTTTGGTAATTCATTTTTAACATTTGTGACCCCACAAGTTAGAAATACTTGGTCTTTTTATCCTGTGTTGAATATTCAGTTTGAGGCATTTGCGTCTGGATTTGGAGGTATTGTAAGTGATAATGGAGGTAATGGTTTTATATTTCATAATTTTGGTGGTTATTTTTGGTTTGGTGGCTCATATCAACTAATAATAGATAAGGGTGAAAACTACCTAGCAGGACTATCTGCCTTATCAAATGGAACTACTGTAGAAGGGTGGAAGGATGGTGTATTCGGATACTCAATAAACGCCAATGCATCATTTAACATTGTAGGGGTTATGTCGTTTTGGGCAGGGTCTCCGCTTACAGGGTGGATGCCAGAGATAATTGGGTATTCAGATAAGAAAGTGGGAGCAGAACATTCTGACATAATGATAAATCAAAAAACTTACTATAGAATATGATACAGAAAATAACTGGTTATAAGTATAATGATTCTGAAAGTGCATCGGCTGCTATAGAGCAACTAGATGTATTTTATGGCATACCAGTTTCTGAAGATTCAGTAACAAAGAATTGGTGCGAATATGAAATCGCAAATCTAAACAATCCAATTTTCTACTTTATACGGTACGACAAATCAATGTTGGAAATCCTGGGAGAACCAGAAGAGTTTGATGTTGTTTTTAGCGGACCTGATTACATTTCTCAATAATAACTATGGAAAACGAAATAAAACTTGACAAAGGCACTCGCTTTAACATTACTTTGGAATTACTCATCGTAATTATCTCCGGGGTCATCTCAACTATGGGTGTCTACTACAAGTTGAGTCAAGACATCGATGAAGCAAAGCGTTTACCACAACCTCCTGTCACGAAAACAGAGTGGGAGTTGAAAGACCAATTGATTCGTGAGTCTGTTATGAATACTCAAAAGAATATTGAGGAAATCAATAAGAGACTAGATCGCATAGAGGAAAAACTACTCAAATGAAAACAATACTTGCTTTTGCAATTAGTGCAACACTTGCTGCACTAGTGTTTGTAGGGGGGTCTCAGAAACAACCTGAGCCTAACTTCAGACAAGGTCTATGGGTAGTACAATATAACGCATCATTCAATAAGAAAAATGATTACGCTTGGCAGAATAGTGCCTTTGTGCGTTATCACTATGTAGATTTAGACAAGAGACCAGAGTTTAAGAAATTGGCAAACATTCACTCCTTACCTACTTTGATTCTTTATAAGGACGGTAAAGAAGTAAAGAGATGGGAAGCCGATATAACTTTTAAGTTAGCAACTAATCAAAAGGAGATAATAAGTGCCACGAAATAAGATTGTTGGAAAGAATACTAGACCAGGAAGCAATAAAGCTACTGGTAGAGATTTGTCCTATCAGAAGGAATACAACAAGAAACCTTCTGAGGTTAAGAAAAGAGTTGAACTAAATCGTGAGGCTCGCAAGCGTGGAATATATGGAAAGCGTCATGCTAGTGGCGTAGATCTTAGCCATACAAAAAGTGGTAAACTTGTAACCGAATCTAGAAGCAAGAATCGTGCTCGTAACGGTTCTAATGGGAAATCTACTAAGAAGTAATCCTTACCTCTTTCCAGACCTTCACGGCTCTACCATTAATATACTCAATAACCGGAATCATCTTTTTAACCGTCTCAACTGGGACGGTTTTCTTATTCTTCTCTACCAAGTTCTTATGATAGATTTCACAAGAGATCACGGCATCTAATAAGTCCGTATTATCAACCAAATAGTTTTTGGCCTCGTCGATTATTTCTTGGAAGTATACTTGGTCCCAGTTCTTTCTGAGGTAATCGATGATGTATGAGTTTGCCCTCTCCGCTGTGTGATCGTTCTTATGCCAACCCCAAGCAAGAGCATCGTTCATTGTCGCTGCAAATGTCTTACCCAATAACGTAGGTCTTCTGGCAAGTAAGTCAGTTCTTCCTCTTTGCTTGTACTGATCGATGATAACTCCTCCTCTGTTTGCCTCGACCATAACCTTAGCCCCAAGATAAGCATCCTGAAGTCGGATGTTGTTTTCCATTATGACATCTGGATCGATGGCTCGTTCTTTATAGAAAGCCACATAACGATTTGTATCGACATCTTTTATGGTAATACAGTTGTCAGACCCATCATTTAGCTTCGCACTCGTAAATGGAATCGGGTCCATCCCAGCTATGTAAAAATGGTCATTTTTGGGCCTTTCAAGAATTACAAACTTCCCACTCTTACTCGGGTGAATATTAAATATTCGATTCTCAGACGCATCATTTGTTAATATAATGTTTGCTCTTTCGACTGGTGGGGGGTTTCCGAGCAGTATCCTTTCTTGCTCATTCAAGCGGTGAATAACGTCCTGTGGAAGTGCTCCTTTAGCATTGGCGTTAAATACTTCTTGAATATCTATGGGGTACTGCTTAATAAAGTTCTCTAAGTGAGACTTGTCTTCAAGTTTATTTAAATTATCTCTGGTTTTTTCAATCCATTCGGTAGCTGCTTTTTGATCTGAGTGACCATTAGGACAGAAGTTAACAATGTTACCTGTTTCTTTTCCTGTGTCATCAAGTTCTGGAGCAGCCATGATTCCCATCCACCCCGGAAGGAATACTGTGAGCATCTTGATTATCTCAGCGTTCTTCCAAAGTTCAGCTCCTTTCTTTTGACCTTCTACCGATGATTCCCCGGCACTTCCTCCCATAACAATAGGAGCCACTTTTAAGAATCCCTTTTTGGCAGATGCCTGTGCAGATCTATAAACCTTATCTGCTTTAGGGTGAAGGAAGAACTCGTCCAAGAAAATGTGCATTGCACGATACGCCTCAAGTGCAGTTGGACTATCTACAGTTTCACGAGTTACTATCTTAGAGTCAAGTCCAGAGATTCCCCCTGTCTTGTTATCTAGTTTACCCATGTGTAAATAACCAGCCTGACGAGTAGAGATAACTCCCGGTCGGATGTAATCATCTAGTCCGTCATACACTACACGAAGCTTGTCTTTGTACATTTCCTCTAGACGAGTCTTGTCAGCAGATGTCAATAGAGACGTAGAACCCGGGTGAGTCAATGCTACCCATGTAGGAATGATGCCCCCAAAAGTTAATGAAAGTCCTGCCTCACGACGCTTTGTTACCATCAAGTCCCACGATGTTGATCTGGCTTTATCATAAGCCCCATAGATAAGATCATCAAGATCCCTCCAAACGGGTTTCATCCTGTAACCAGTTGCATCCTTAATCGTGGCTTGTGTCAGCGCAAAGTAATGCGGACCAGTCAAACCAAATCTACCTTTCATCCAATGCTCTCTTTCATTTCCCCACCATACGTCTTTCTCTCTACGGGTTGCGTTGGGGTCTAATCCGAACTTTTTATTCCATACGTCGAAGTCAAACTTCGGATGTCTGTCTAGTAAACTTGGTAGTATTTCCATTATCTTTTGCTTGCGGTTCTATCTAAAAACGAAGAGTCATCATCATCTTCTTCCTCCTGTGAAGCATACGCCTCAAGTTTTGCCAGCTTCAAAGATTTATTAATCTTATCTCCGGCTTGAAGAAGTTGAAACAAACTCTTAAAATATGTATCATCTATAAGGTCAAGGGTCTTATTCTTAACGGATTTCGTTAAGTCTTTTGATGCCTCGACCAATGTGGTATAAAGATCCTTTGCTGGATCTAACTCCTGTATCTTTAACCTGTCCAAGACATCTTGCTCAGACAGGTTATTTTCTTTCATGTATTTACTTAAACTTTGCATGACGAGAAGACTTTAAGACTTTCAAATTGCGCTTCTGCTCTTCGATTTGCTTTTGGCATTTGTTTGCTTCTATCTCGTTGTTGTTCTGGCTGTAAAATTCAAACCAGCAGAACAGTTTCTCTAGCTTAGTCAGTTCGTTTCTTATAATTTGCTCCATATGTGTTCGGTTGAAGATGGTTCAATTTTAACAAATCTTGTGTTGCTTTCTTTGGGCATTTGTTCTAGTACTGTGATCAATCTTTCCAGATACCATTTGGCTTTATTTACATCCTCAAGACCGTTCTTGTCTTCGTAACGCCACAAGTATTTGATTACATTTGCCACGTTTATTGCCTCTGGGCCAGACTTACCAACTACTGCTGCTTCAATTGCGTCGATAGCTTCTATCTTTCCCTTCTTGTAGTGTGATGGATTAATGTTGTCTTTTGTCATATAATTTTTCCATTAAGAATCTTCATGTTGTTAACGTGGAAGGTTCCGTCTGCGTTTACATCAACGCAAGCAAATCCGTGGCTCCACTTTGTATATCCGTAAGGTCTGTACTCTGGAGTCAATTCACACAGACAGCCGGTAGACCATACACCTACTTGCTCTGCGTGTAAATTATTCTCACTGTGGTGAGACACTTGATGATTGTGACCAAACAGAACAGAAGCCTTTGCTTTCAAGAACATTCCCCTTGCAGGGTTTACTGGGCTGAAAACTGATTCTCCTAGTTCGTGTCCGTGAATTACAATCAGCTTACCTATCTTAATCATCTCTCTTCCAACAGATTGAATACCAAACTCTTCTATTTTCAAAAGAGCCTCCAATGAGATGTCTTCTAGGTCGGCAAGTTCTCTTGCGTTTCTCAACACAAAAGCCCTCATCCTTTCTTCGTGATTGCCCATCTTGTAATAGATCGGCTGATCAATAAAGATTCCTCTTAAATAGGTGAAGAAGTTTCTGGTCATTTCCAGTTCTTCTGAGATTGTTGGTCTCTTGATTTCTTTTGGATATCTAGATGCCCCGTAGGTATCCATGATGTCTCCATTTAAGATAATTTTTGTTACGTTATTTTTGAGACCCCACTCTAAAGCACAAGCTAAGGCATCGTCGTCTTGAAAAGGAATGTGTACGTCTGAAAGGATCAGATATTTTCCTTCGCCAAGTTCAAGATGTTCTGGGGCCTCCGCTCTAGAAATAATTCCTAGTTTGTGTAACCCTTCCTTGATGGTTGAGATTGTGGGTTCTTCAAAGTGTCCAGCGTTTTTTGCAGAAACTCTATTGAACTCCCCTGCTGCACCTTTTAAATAACGAATTGCAGATCTAGCTGCTTCTTTCGTGGAAAATAATCCCTCTTCCTTTGTGAAGATTAGCTCGGCTAATAACTTGTTTGGAATCTCTGGGAACTGGTTGATATAGTTCTTAACTATATCGTTTTTCAAAGAATTCATTTGTAAAATTGAATGTTGACTTTACAAATATAAAGCCTTTTACCGATAAAAGCAAGCACTACTTCCCCCTGATGAAGTAGAGTAGGAGTAGTAAAAGAATGCCTGCAACAAAGGCGTAAATTAACTCTGTCCAGTTGCGTTCTTTTATAACTATCCCTGGAACAGGAAGGCTTAAATAAAGTGTATCTTTTAATTCTATTGTATCTGGCTTTACAGTTACATCAAATTCATCTCCTCTTTTTTCTATGATAAATTTCTTTGTTTCAATGATCGTATCTTTTTTAATTATAAAAGAATCTCTGTATTTAGGGACAACCACTTTCTTCAGGGATATAATCGTATCTCTGATTATAAAGGTATCTTTTGTGATAAGCTCCGGGTAGAGGATGACGAGTTTGTCGAACTTTTTTTTTGCTCTAGGATAAGTCATCTGACAACTAGAGAAAACAGCAATTAGAATTGCGGCCAAATATCCTACAATAAAAAGGTAGGTATAGGACTTATATTTATTTCTTGACATATGCTACAAAGATAATAAAAAGGGGCCATATTTGACCCCTCTTTAAATTTAAATTTCGCATCCTGCTCCGCCGCAGGCAACTTGGTCATTGAGATTTGTGTTGTCGCTCGTCTCGATGATTTTAGTTACATCCAAACTGTGAACATTTGTTACAAGTTCTTCATACTGCTCTTTTGTAATTGTTTCAAAAGGAGTCTGAGGATATGAACCTAGATCTTCTGGAAGGAAAGACAATCCGTTGTAGTGGTCTTGGTTAGCCCATAGCCATTCTCCAACTTCTTCCCATTCGTGTGACTTAACTGTGACAGTTGCCGACACATTGTGGGTATTGTCCCCAAAATTGTGACCCGGTTTAATCCAAGCCCCGTGAAGGAACTTAACTCTCTCTAAGAAGTCGATAGCGGTTTCTGAAGACCTAGTTATCGCACCTTGTGGCGCAGCAACAGGAACAGAGAATACTACTTGTGAACTATTCAAAGCATCCTCCTCGATCATATCTGGGTGATAGATAGAAAGATAGGTGTAGATTGCTTCGTTCTTTCCGATTCTGATACGACGAATGTAGTACTGGTCATGCCATGCATGCACTCCACTAGATGTACCCAACACTAAAGAAGATGTTCCAGAAGGCTTAATGCAAGTTACACGAGCTGCCGGTTTAATCTTAAGCATCTTGGCTACAAAGCGGTTCATGTTGATTGATCTTTCAGCAGCCTCTTCTAGGTCTAACTTTAAAACCTTTCCGCTAGCGATACCTGTCATACCAACTCCAAGCAGTGCTTCTTTCTCGGTTACCTTTTTCCACTGGGGTCTCAGATAATGAAAATCTGTATAAGAAGCCTGTAGAGTACCGATGAAGGCAGCAGCCTCTACTCTTTCGTTTAAATCATCTTGGTCTTTGATGTCTGACGCATTGATTTCCACTAAGTTACAGAACTGAAAAGAGTTCAAGCTAATCTCACAGCAAGGGTTGGTTCCAAGTTCTTTATTGTCTGTAAAGTAAAACCCTGGCTCTCCGCTGTTGGATAGTTCTACTTTCTTCCAAAGATCTAAGAACTGCTCTTTGCTAATTGTTTCGCTTGTAGGACAGATGTTCCCACGAAGTAATACAGCAGAGTTGTTAGCGCGTCCACGTTGTGGGTTGGTCTCGTACCACTTACCAAACTTACAAGTCAACATCTCTTCATCGTCCTTATCAAACAACGATATCATTGCTGATCTTCTGATGCCCCCAGCCAAAACAGCATTGGCAATGTGACAAAGAATATCGTGACACTCAAGAGGAGTTAATTTTTCTCCATCTTTTTTGCGTTCAAAAATTGATTCGATATGAGCCAAGCAGATACGCAATGGTTCGGGACCGGGAGCAACTCCACCTGATGTGATTAGTCTTTCTCCCTTTGGACGAATAGCTCTGAAGTCAAAGTTGGGCTTCCAAGAACTTAATCCAAAGTGGCTCTTTACCATTACTTTAATTGCATCAGCCCATCCCTCAATGCTATCTCCGATCAAATATCTTCTGTGTTTCTCAGCATGCTTGATTGGTGGAAGTTTGGCAATGTGATGTTTCTGAACAGAATATCCTACACCAGTTCCGCTCAACAACAAAAACATTGTTTCACTGAAGGCTCTGTAATCGTCAATAGCCAAATAACTACAGTTGAACAAACGAACATTGTTTACTTCGATTGGCTTACCAGCGAACTGTAAAGAACGCATTGAAGGCAATACTTTCTTCTCAAATACATACTTGTAGTTTGCTCTAATCATAAGTTCCAAATCTGGGAACTTTGCGATGTGCATGTTCATGTTCCTGGTTATCAGTTCTTCCCAGGTCTCTCTTCTATTCAATTCAGGTATGTACTTGGAGTATTTCATCCAAGTAACAACCTCTGATAATATTTCGTGTTCTTTATTCATGTTAGAATTTTTTACCGTGCTTCTGTCCTCTCGTGGAGTTGTAGTGCATCTTCAACTCGATGTGCTTAAATAGATCGATATTTAATCCTCCGCACAAGTCAAACAAGCGGATTGCCACATCTGCCAACTCATCTTCAAAGCTGTTTTTGATAGTTGATTCAAATGCTTCTTTCCACTGTTGTGGGTTGTAATCAAATTCTTCATCATAAAGTTTTACCTCTAGGTCCCTGTGAAGATCTGAAGCTGTTGTTTGTACAGCATAGTGATCCTTTCTTAACGCTTCTTGAGCCTCAGCAAGTTCACTTACGATTAACATTAACATTTCAGAGACATTTCGATTGGGGTCTTCCCAGAAGCCCTTCTCCCTAGCCATGTCGTGGCTCTTCTTGATTAGTTGTTTAATATGCATAAATTAAAATAGGGTTAGTTGTTGTGATTCTATCTCTCCAATAGTCTTTTTACATTCTGAGATAAAGTATCTATAATCAACCTTGTATTGGTCAAATGGTTTTTCTTCGTAAACATTGAATGGTTGTGTTGACCAGCCAGACAATAAACTGATTACTCTACCGTCGTTGTGCACTTTTACCGCAGTTCCTTTCTTTTCTGTTGTCGGGTAAAACCTAAGAATTTTACCAAAGTTTTCAATGTGCAGATTGAAGTCGCCATTTTGGTCCTCTTTAGTCGTTTGGTAACGGGCTGACCATCCCTTAGTCGCTTTATATCTGCCACAAAAATCATATATATTAGTATTTTCTTTTAGGGTTTTCTCTATCGGGGTTCCGTTCAGGAAGTACTCATTTACAGCTTTTGGTATTGCTAAGAAAGAGTTGTTCTGATGCCACTCGACAGAGGTTGCAAAGATACCTTTTAATTTTGGTTTTTTCAAGGGGTCTGCATATTGACCTATGTAATTGTTTACATCTCTGATATACATTGCTTTATACTCCACTTGCTCCATAATTAGTTTGGTTTTCTCCATAAACTTCTCTACTATGTGGTCGCATTTTGCTAACTCAGACTTCTTTATCTTTACAGTAAGACCATCTGTGTTGATTTGCAACAACTGAAGACCGGGAACAAAGTCCAAGAATGCCTCAGCTAACATTGCCAAAGACAGCTGTCCGTTAAGTGTAATCTTGTAGAAAAAGTACCTGTCGTGGAATGCGCTGGTATCTTCTCCGCTTTTTCCAAAGATTCCATTTAGTGACAACTTTAGTCCTGCTTGCTCCGCATCCTTACCTTCTTTTTGTTTCTGAACCCTCTCCTCAAATATCTGGCTGTATGTACTACAAAATACCTCCTTGTCTATGTGCATTGGATGAAATCCATTTTGGATAGCCAAGTTAGGGTAGTAAGACTTCACATCATAGTCAATGATAACCTCATCTTCTTCGGCTCTGTATACCCCAGACGGTACGCATCCGTGAATACCACCTACGCCAAAGTCAAAGTGAAAGCCTTTATACTTAATCTTCTGTTTAAATTTGGTCTCAGAATCAATTACCGTTTTCTTAATGTCCTGTAAGAGGGCTTTGAATTGAGGACTATTGAACTTAATGTACGGAAGAATGCAGTACGAAAGAATAATTTTCTTGTGATGAATTACTTTTTCTTGTAGATCTTTCTTTGTCATCCCTCCGGCCTTCTTGATGTAGTACAAAAAGATTTCCTCTCCTATGGCAATGCTAGATTTATTGGTAAAGTCTTTTCCGTATAGTTCTGAGAACGTCTCTCTGATAGAAATGTTTTGTTCGTTAAGATAGTAGAACGCTCTTGTTGAAAGTACATCGTTCATATTATACGACAGTACATCTTCAACCTCGCTGTCCAACACATGATGATTGTGAGAGAATGGCATGTCCTGTACATTGTGCCAGTACATAGAGCATTGCAACGCCTTAAGAGATGTAGACCTTGCCCTATTGTTGAAGTGATTGATTAAAAACAAATCAATTTGTTTGTGTAAAGGTTTTATGTTTAAAGGTTCGTCCGAGTTGATAAACGATTGAACAAAGTTATAAATCTTACGGGTGGCCTCAGAAGCTGAACATTCAAGTAGGACCTTACGATTACCAAACATCCAAGCCAGAACAACAGAGTCAAACCTTAAGTTGTTATACCCTATCTGCTCTAAGTCCTCAAGTAAGTACTCAAAGAACTGAGGTAGTTCGTTTCTAGATTCGTGTACAACAAATACATTTACATTGTCTTCTAGGTCAATGTCTGTATAGCTGAATAAATTACTCAGCGTTTCAATGTCATAAATAACTTTTTTCATTCTTCTAATAGTTTAATGTACATATCCATAACAAGATATGTGTTGGCAGGTGTAGATATCTTTTTAGTTGATATTTTATTTACTGGGTCATGATGCCAGTTTTCGCAAACGAAACGGATTTCAATCCCCTTTATTGAAAGTACATACCAGAAGCTACCTTCTTCTGTCACAAAAATGTCATCCTTTTTAGTAACGTGTGTTTTGAATTCGTGGAAGAGGTAATCGTTCATTGATACATACTCTACCGATAGGTTATACTCTATGATATGTTTGGCTAGTCTTATAGCCTTTAGTACGAAGTAGTTCATTAGAACAATGAGTTTTGTTTAAATAGAACATCTGTTAAGTTATCGTACATCCCTGTCTCTGAGTATCTTCCTGTTTCTGGGTCAAAGAAGTATTCTACCATTCCTAGTTTACCTCTGAAGTGGTACTTCATTTTCTGTATGTACATTTGGTTCTGAGGCTCCCCCGGGTCTGCGTTAAACTTTCTGTGGATAACCATACCTACATCTGTGGCGTTGAAGAAGTGAGAAGACTGTGCTATGTCGTATAGGGTAGGAACTTTATATTCTCCTGCGTTCTTCTCCATCTTTCTTGGGTGAGCCACAAGCGTTACGTTTACATTGTGTCTGACTGCAAACTTCTTGAGAGATCTTAGCAGTTCTCCTATGTTCTCGTGCTGCGTGTCTTTGCTTCCCTCCAGCTCCAAATAGTTAAACGGGTCGAGACAAAGACAATCTATACCATATCTCTTAATCATTGTCTTACCCAAGTCAAGGATGTGACCAACCTTAAACGAATCCATTTCTTGTACGTTAAAGAAATAGAAATGATTCTGAATAAAGTTAACGGCAAACTCTACTTGGTCTTCGTTTACTCTAGATATCGGTACGCCCAAGAACTGCTCAACCATTCTCATTATCTTTAGGCTAGGCTCATTCTCAGGAGAAAAGATACCAACCTTCCAGTCACACATCAGAGCCATACGTATAAATACGTAATCCAAGTACGTACTCTTTGATGACCCCGGTACACCTGTTACGGTTACAAGTTCTCCTCTGCTCCAACTCATCAGCTTATCTGTATCAGACATCCCGACCTCTTGTCCCTTGGGATAACCTTCTTGCCAGTACTGAAAGATGCTTTCTCTAAAGTCTATTGCTTCGGCTAACTCCTTGATTGGTATAGGCTTAGCATTATTGAACATCTCCTGTACCGCAGATTCTCCGTGGTTTTTCAGAACATCATTGCTATCCTTACAGTCTTCTGGAAACTCTACTATGTAAACATCTGTAGATTCAAATCGTCTAGACAAGTCTTCTCTTAATTTCTTACCAGGAACATCGTTGTCTGTGGCTAGTATAACTTTCTTATCTTTAAAGTAATCATAGGTAGCATCTAGCCACTCAAGATTGTTCGCATTAGGGCTCGCTCCGTTTGGACAAGACACAACGTGTGGATAACCGCACTGATGCCATACCATACATTCCTCTTCTCCCTCACAAATAATAACATAGTCAGACCCCTTAATCGAATTAAGATTATAAGGAATCTTTCTTGCTCCCGATACCATTTTAAATTTCTTATCGGCAGTCTTAAACTTTATATTGACCAATAGGTCATCTTGGTAATAGTTAAAGCAAATAACTTTGTAATACTGTCCGTCTTGCGGCATCAGTTCGTTACCCTGAGTAACTCGGAAGTGGACTACTGTGTCCATATTAATCTTCCGAGCCTCAAAGTATTTGCCTATTTTACCATCAGGGCCCTCCTTTCTAGCTTCTGGAAGAGCATACTGTTTACTTGTAACAGAACCCTTCCATCCGCAATGGTGACACTTGTATAAACCAGTGTCTATGTTTACTGACAAAGCTGGGTCGCTTTGTTTCTTACGTTCTCCAGAACACTTTGGACATTTCGTCTTAATTGTACCGGAGAACTGATTTTTTGTATCTATTCCTAATTGTTGTAGTTCTTTGTAATGGCTCATTTTTCAATAATTATTTTCCAAGTGTTGTCATCGACAAGTTGAAATTCTTTTACTTTCATTCCTTCAAATGAGTCATCGATGTAACCCATATCTCTTCCTGCTGCAAGGTAAGGTCCTCCGCTGGGATCTAACATATCTATTACAGACATATTAGATTTAACGTAACCCATATACTTTTTAGCAAGGTCTGTAAACTCTCCGTCCTTGTATTCGTGTACCGCAGTTTTAAATTCTCCCATTGTCATCATAGAACTACTATCGCAATCTTCAGTTACATACTTGTTATATGCTTCTGTGTAATCATTTGGCCAGCCAAATCTGCAATGTTTAAAATCACCTTTCCATAAGATGTTTCCGTCAGAGTCTAATTCAAATCTGAATCTGTCTCCGTATCTATTTATAAATATCATTCGTTTATGTCTATTGAGTACTTTCCTAAAAATTCATAGAACTTATCTCTTGCATCATACAGTGCTTGTGTATAGTCTTCTGGGGTTGCATCGCTTGCATACTTAGTCTTAGACCTAAGCCACTGGTCGAACTCCCACATCATTGCTTTCATTTTACTACCGTTTACGGCATCCTGAAACTGAGAACGGTCATCGCTGTCCTCTTTGTCAAAATCAAATTCAAGTATTGCTTTCATCTTCTATTTTAGTTAGTGTGTAAACTGAGTTTTCTGTTTTGAATCTCATTGATCCATCCTCTGCCATATATAGGATTTCCGTTAAAACAGTTGTCTGCCAGGTGAAGAACCAGTTAAATGGAGACATGATAAGTGAATATCCAACAGCAGGGTACTTGTGTATTTTCTTTGCCCTCCCTGTATCGTCAAACTCTATCCATCCAATGTCTTCCGATGCTTTAGTTAGTCCATCGCTTTCCCTAACAAGCTTCCAGTTTACCTTGAAATCCGCTATAGGTATTTTATTTTGTGGTATTTTGCTCATAGTTTTTCTATTTCTTGTTTAACTTCAAGCCAATATTTATCATAACGCACTCCCGTTACCTCATTCCAATCAAATGGGTTGTATGTTGGTCTTTTTGTTAATTCCAATATCTCATCAACGGCAATCAATGCACATTTCTTTTCAAACTCGCACTTGCTCAAATCAATGCTATCAATGTAGCCGTCAATCCTTGCGTATGCCGATACTAACTCTTTCGCTTTTTCTTGTGGGCTGCTCATAATTTCTTTAAGTCTTCTTTTAGTCTGCTCAAGAATGATTCCTCTCCATCGTCCGATGATAATAGCCAGTCTACCCTGTGTGCATATACTTGGGCCTCACGAAGTTTCTGTACTGCTATCTTGAATTGTTCTATTACCTCTGGAGGATATTCATAGTAGAACTTATCTTCTGGGTATCTTTCATACCAATTAGGATCTTTCCACCCTTCGGCTTTCATTTCCTCACGAGTCTTCTCTCTTCCGTTGCGTTCTATCTCCTGCTCTATGCTATCGGCTATGTAACCGATTTTGTACTGGTCGTAGTTAAAGTGTCCTCCGCTCATTTGTCACCTCCGTATGTTTCGTTTTTCATTTTTGTTGGTGTTAAAGCTTATAAAATTCTTTTACCTTAACTACTTTTCCGTTTACAAGAATTCCTCTTAGTCCTCTATCATCACCTATACCCATTTGTTTATGAGCAGGATGAGCATCTACAAATGCACCATCAATAGGGTTCCAATAGATTCTACTTTTCCAAGGAGTTCTTGTTTCAAACGGCACAGAAAGCTCTACTTCATCTCCGGCATATAGCTTGTTTCCAACACTATCTTCTCCAAGATAGTATTTCAGTTTATGCTGCTTTTTGAATTCTCTAAAAGATGTCATTTCTCGTTGTTGTTTATCGTTTGTCATTAATATGTTCCTCCTATTGTTTTAGGTAATGCTTTAATTAATTGCTGAATTTCATTTTCATTCAACTTCATTGTTACATTATCTTTAATAATGTACATGGTTAAGCCATCAGCCCAATGCACATACTTATTTTCTTTACCTTCGTCTACTGTTTGTAAAGAATAAACTTGAAAATTTTTATTATCATTTGTCATAATTTCATTTGTATTTATCTTTTAAAATTAAATCATAGTAGTTTACTTTTGTTGTTACACCATCTTTTGTAACTGTATAGTCTAATGGAAATTCTTTTTTACATTGCTCAATCCTTTCACGCTTAGTTCCTTTAGTGTTTCTACAATAGTATAACCATGTTTCCCAGAATCTAGATGGTTCTGGTGCACTTACAATAACAGCAAATTGCCACTTAAAGAATACAAAAGATGCTAATGGTGCCCACTCAAATCTGTAGTCAGTATCATCCCATTTTGTTTTCCATCCCAGCCCAACAAAGTCAAATCCTATTTTCTTGGGTATTGCAAATTGATGTCTTAACTTTTCTTCATAGACTTCATCTAATGGTCTTACCGTGCGCTTAAAAGTAGAGTTTGGATTTTCATTATTCCAATCTTCAGCGTCTGCAATTTCAGCCATAGCTGCTTCCATTACCATCTCATGTGTAGGGTTTACAAATCTTCTAGGAAGAAAGTATGGTGTACCAATAACAATCTTACCAAAATACCATTTTAATTTTGGTCTTTTAAAGGGACTGTTTATTAATTGTAATAGTTTCATTTGTTACCTCCTTCATTAATTTTAACTTCTTCAACCCACCTCCATTCTTCACTTCCATCTCTACCTATCCATTTTTGCTCTAATCTTAATTCTTCTCTAGAGTTTTCACCTTCAATTATTAATTTTTTAGCATATCTAAGGTATGGTGTTATAGTATAAAAAACTAGTTGTGAAGGTCCTATAGTTGTATGTCCAAAAGCTGTATTTATTACTTGTATGTCTTTATTCATAAATTAGTAATGATAGGATGTTGCCATTTTTCCAAACCACATTTCATACATTTAGTGCTACTTGTGTTTACTGTATCATTTACAAAACCAGAACAAGTGGCAGTAGTGTGAGTAGTAGTTCTACTAGTATTATTTGGTACTGTAACTGTCTTCCAAGGAGTATTAGTAGTGATATTGGTTTTTACCTCTTGTGGACAACCTAAACACATTATTGTGGTTGGTGAATAAACTCTGCCGCATTTAGGACACTCCCATCCTTGTTGCGTAAATCCGTGTGGGTATATCATAATTTTACTTTTATTTTATATGAATCTTCAGTTGTTAAATGTACAGATGCCATTACAACATGTTCTGATCTATCTGGGTTTGCTAACCAAAATTCATGTCTAATTACTTGTATTAAGTCATAAGCAACTCTACATGATTCATCTACATCTGGGTTATATATACCCCAACTTGCATTTTTAGGTAAAGTAAGGTCATTAAGTAGCATGTTTCTTGGTTGTACTAACATTAAATCTACATTGTCTCTTACTTCATGATATCTATTGTAGTCTACTTTTCCTTCTTCATCTCTAAATTCTTTTTTTAACTGATTTTCAAATGTAGGATGTTCCTTAATTACATTAAATTGACCTATACCCACTCGTGAGTAAAAGTCAAGTGCTTCTTGAATAATTCTTAATTGTTCTTCTGTTAATCTTATTGATGCCATAATTTCTGTATTTATTGTTCATTATTTTACGCCAAAACAAACAAATTTTATGAGTTTTGGCGGGGTTATAAATAAAATAGGCTGTTACGATGTAGTCATTAATCTGCTTTCACACCCAACTTAATGTCAGTATCAGATCACCTATTTAAAAGAAGCTTCGGGTCTTTCAGGGTTACTGATAGTATTAGTTAACGGTTGGCACATTACTCTAAACCCTTTTTCATGCTGGGGCCTACTAAATACTACTACAGCTTCACTACTTCTCTTTGAAGTCAGAGGGGGACTTGAACCCCCACACCATTTGTGGTTTTCTCTAATCTACCCTTGCAAAGGTACCACCAGCGTTTGGCCACTCCTACTGAAGGTCCGCTTACCTCCCTTCAGTAATAAAAGACTTGCGGTCTATTGTGTGCACTCCTGTGCTATCTGACTATGTACGGGTCTCTCCCCGTTCGTCACACCTCGCATTTTGCGCATCAATTTGGACTTGCTTCCTAAAAGCTTTTCCTCTTATCTATTATGGCTGCAACTGATGTTCTCACCACTCGTAGCCAGGGCAGGAATTAAACCTGCTACCCTCCCAAAAACTGGTTGTGTTTATCATTACACCACCTGGCTATGTTGCAGGATATCGCTTAACCTGCTATGGTTATTTCTACCATATTGTTCCCTCACGGTACTACGATTTTTTGTCCATAGGGCTGGGATTGAACCAGCATACTCTTCTTGTATTCGGGTTAGTACTCACCAGGCGATACAAGTGTCATAGTGTTTTACCATGTTAAACTACCTATAGAATTTGCTGTCTTTCCAGCAGTCACCCGTTTCTTGTCTTAGTGGGTTAACTTGGCAGTCAGGGTAGGATTCAAACCTACATAAAAGACAAGCAGTTAGCCTGAATAACCTTCCTGCAAATGAACAACCTAATTTCTTATGTTGTATCGGTTGGTTAATCAGGTTAGGGATTATGTCTATTCCCACATTTAACACACCACTGCGTATACCAATTCCGCCACCTGACTATTTAAAAAAAGAATTAGATTCCTTATAGGTGAGAGGATTTATCTGCTTAGCAGTCTGGATGGGTAGCCCAGCGAACTTCTGATACTAATATCAGCTTCCTATTCTCCAATTCTTCATTTCACGTTTACCTTCTAATTCTTTTTGTACCAGAAACAGGACTCGAACCTGTAATTTAGCAGCAATTCCAATTAAAATCCACCGCATGTGTCTACCAATTCCACCACTCTGGTATGCCAGGTTTTTGCATTAAGCATCCATAGAACCTGATAACTATGCTGACTAACGATTCAGAAGGTCTGCTGTTCTTATGGGAAGCTTCCTTGTTTTCGATCCAGTGGCCTGCTGGCTAACTATTTTAAAGCATCAACTATTGCACAGAATAGCTTGTCTTTCTTTTGCTGAAACAAAGGTAATTGGTCAAATGGAACTAAGCAAGGGTGAGTTTTTTTCTCAGCATCCTTAACATCTCCATAGACCCAACCATCTTTGATTCTGTCTTCCATCCAAGCATTGTGTTGAGCATCTTCTTTAGCATTTGGATTTTCTAAACGGAATTTAACTCCTTTAATAGCCGAATCTCTTTGCCATTGTTCCGCATCTTTCCAATCTTTTTGTGAATAGTCATAATTAGATTCACACCATTGTTTGTTGGCTTGATGGCAAACTATTGCTATGTGAAAAATTAATTCCTTTTCTTTCTCATTGCTCATTTGTTACCTCCGCGTGTTTTTTTAATAGGGGGTTACTCAACGCAACCCCTTGCAAATCCATCATAAATAGTGTTAAAGTCTGCACCCTCTTCTTTGTAATGCGAATCCCATACATTAATTTCATATAGATTCCCTTCCGTAAGAATAATGCGCTGTACTCCTGCACATAAAACCCCATACTCATCGTCAAATGGTGGTCTGTCTTCTCTTGATTGCTCTCCAAAGATAGTTTCCCAATCATTGAATTGCTCTCTGTCTGATTTTAGGATGTAATGATACTTTGTCCCTAATAAGATTTGTTCTACAAATCCATTTTTGTTTGTAATTTTTAATGTAAACATATTATTTTTGGTTTGTTTTTTCTCTATAAATTCTAGAACGTTCTCTCTGCCTCATTCTCTGCTCTGGCGTACACTTGTGCTCGATGTAGTATAACTTGTTTGCCTTGTTGAAGCAGTCGATACACTTACCCATGAGTCCGTCCAGATTAAACTTGTGCCTATAGAACAGGTCAGTTGTTTTTGTCTGACTGCACGCTTTGCACTTCTTTGTCAAGATACTCTTCATACTTATTCAGATACTCTTCATACTTATTCTCAAGGTCTCTTAGTGTGTCGAAATGATTATACTTCCCCTCCATCTCAGAGATGTTAGAAAGTATACTCAACAGCTCTTCTCTTCTTCCGGTCCTGTAGGTGTACAACTCGATAGCTTCAGCCAAATCCTGCAAGTACATTGGTCCGTGTACGCTAAGCCTCAAGTCATAGTGAGACCACTTAGTCTTGTAGTCAAAGAACACAACGCCCTTAGTTATCTTGCGGTGTAGATTATGCCAGAACCAGTTGCGAACTCTTACTAATGATTTGTCGTTACCAAACAAATGAGTAAACCTGAGGAACCATCTCGGACACCAACCTGGCTTAGCCTCACCGTCTAAAGCCATTGTCAGGGCGTGTAGCATATTCTTTTCCTCAAGGTAAGGAACAGAACCCAAGTAGCTATACTTCTCGTAGAAGTTTTTAGGAAAGAATATAAGCCTCAAGTCACTTAATGTTATGTCTCTAGTGTATATCATTCCTTTTTTTCTACCTTTCCAGAACAAAAATAGGTATTTAATGTCTTCAATCCTATTTCTTTTTGTCTTTTTTATGTAAAACTTGTTCATCTTTTTGTAATTACAATTGTATCCCCAACATGTAAATTACTTTTTTGTATAAAAAGAGTACCGGTATCTTTAGAGGTTATTTCTACTGCTGTGCAGGTTTTCATTTTAGATTCTGACAACCCCCCGATACTCAGTACGATAAACATTAGTTCTTTCATTACACTATTGCATTAAGCACAGCCCTATAATACTTTGTTTCCATGTCATACTCAGCATCTAAATAATCTGAAAATGTATTCTTAAGATGTATGATGCTACTGTGATCTCTGTTTATACGTCTGGCAACTTCAGTAGTGGCCATTGCCATATGTCTTACAGCGATGTAACTGATGATCTGTCTACCCAATACAGCATGCCTGGTTCTTTTTCTAGTCATTAGTTCTTCTCTACTAATTGAAATAACCTTACAGGTTTCATCGACCAGCTGATCAAACTTCATTTGAAAGTTAAAGACATCAGGAATGATGTTTGTTTTTGATTCAAGTTCTGCGATTCTCTTGTTAAGCTCGTCTACTTTTTTGGTTAACGCTTCCACGATTAAACCAATACTTTTGTTTTCTTCTCCCATTCTTTCCATTGTTTAGTTGCTAATTTCCAATTTTTCATTTTGTTTTTCCCTATCATCCAACCCTTCGCTCCATAGAAAGATACAAACTGCTCTGCATATTTATATGGGCTTGAATAGTTTTCTGATTTAAGATATTGTGTTACCTCCTCTATTGTAGGGGGGACAAATTTACTACTTTTCTTTTTAGTTTCCTCTACAAGTTCAATAATTTTATCTTTATCTTCTTGTGAAAGACCATTTAACCTGTAGATGATTCTTGCTAGGTGCATTACTAACTCTTCCATTATCTGTATTCATTATAAATGCTGTTGTTTAATATTTTTGATATTGTCATCTTCTGAAACCGCCCACCCTTTTTACCAATTAAGCCTTCATCATTAAGAGTATTGGCTATAACCTCAAGATGATCGCCTTCTTCTCGCATCCGGTAAATCCTTCTGACTATCAAAAGTTCCTGGGGGTTCGGAACCAAATCATCTCCAACTTTATCAAAGCCTAATGGAGTAGGACCACAGTACACTTTCTTGTTCTTCTTAAGATGAGACATTACAGATGTAATAAGTTCAGATCTCTGATTAGACTCAAACTCTGCAAAGGCTGCTATCATTTGAAGCATCAGTTTACCATGAGATGTTGTGGTGTCTACCTGAAAGTCTTGTGTGTAGAACGATACCCCTAGCTTCTCTAGATATTCAATCCACTTAAGTGTATCCTTTAAGTTTCTACCAAAACGAGATAGAGAGTAAACAACTACAGCGTCTATCTGTTTATTCTTCGCCATATCCATCATCTTCATGAAGTTTTGGCGAGTTTCAAACTTTCTACCAGAGATACCGGCATCGCTCAGGTCTGCAACTATTTTATAGTTCTTTACCTTACAGAAAGCATTTAACTTTTCTGTTTGATTCTCTATAGATGATCCGTCCTCCACCTGGTTAGTGTGAGATACCCTTGTGTAAATCGCTGCTCTTTTCATGGATGATAATATTTGTACAGCATTTCAAATAGATATTCTGTGAGAAACATAATACCTAACATAAACGACGAATAAACCAAAAACCAAATTGTTCTATCTATCTTGGCCCTAAGAGGCTTTTTGAGAGTTAGTTTTTTACAATGTTCTGTGTGTTGTCTTGCATACCAGTCATCTCTTGCGTCTACATCTAAAGTAAAGTAAGGCATGGGTTTTGGTTCAAAAGGAACCCAATCCACATGGTTATGTGGAATCATCTTAATGTAGTTAAATATCTTTTTCATCTGTTGCTTTTCTCATATACAAACAAATCTAACATGTCTGTCTCTGGGTCGTATCTTACCACACTCATGGGTGCTACATACAGACCATCAAAGAATAGCATAAACAATCCATCTTTAAGTTCCTGTGTTGTGTAGTCATCTTCATCTAAGCCTATGAACTGTGCTAGATCTTCTACGTTTTTTCCGTCGTAATAAAATAGTTCTGGGTATTTCATATTTATTTAAATGTTTCGTTGTAGTAGTGTTCGGCACATTCTTTTTCTGTACCATCGTAAAAGTCCAATTTATTCCCCGCAACAAAGTCATTGATACTTTGTTTTTTATCCATTTCTTTGGCTTGTTCAAGTATTTCTTTCAGGCTTAAATTTCCTTTCAACATTTCTTGTTCAATCCAATCTACTGTTGTTTGTTGTTTGTTATTTGTCATAGTTTTTCTATTTCTTGTTTTACTTGTTGCCAATAATTAAAATCCCTATCCATATTTTGAAGTTCATAAGTATTATTTCTATTGTCATATTCTGAAAGTGCATCAATTATCCCATCTACTGCAATTAATGCACATTGTTTAGAATGGGCTTTTGCTGATAATAGATACATTGGGCTTACATATTGTATTTGAAATTTATTTATTAGTTCTTTTGCTTGTTCTTTTGGTGTCATTTGTTGCCTCCTTTAACTAGTTTAATCATTGCTCTAAGACAAGCAAGTTCGGCTTCTTCGTAGGTAAAAAACCCTTCTTTGAAGTGTCTTGTTTCTTCAATCCCAAAATCTTTTGTTATAGAGTAATAATAATAAACACCACCATCGTCTCGACCTTGATACCTACAAACACACATATCTGATAGTTTTTTATCTCTAAACCATCGAAAGACTTGTTGGAATAGTGGTGCTGGGATAATGTAATCATCTCCTTTTATTGATGCTAAATGATATGAGAATGACTCTCCTTCATAATAACTTAAACAAGGTTCATCAAATCCAAGTTGCTTTAACTCGAATGCTTCTTTGTAGGGTATAAATTCTTTATTCACTTGTTACCTCCTTGTATTTTATCACGCATAAACCTTAATCCCTCTACAAACCAACCACGCTTGGTATCGTTGTAAACAATTACATCTTTGCCCATTTCCTCTACACCCTCATCACTTGGTAGTTCGATGGGTGTCAATTCATCCATAAGACGGTTAATATGCAGTAGCGTAAATTCATCCATCTTAATTAGCATTGTTTTTACTTGTTCTTCTGTGTATAGTTTCATTTGTTTATTGTAAGTCTTCTATTAATTCTTGTAATTCTAAAATGTCATCGTCAATTAAATTCAGTCTCTGTTCAATCCAGTCTGTATCAATATCATCTTCTCCTTTCATTACATACCGCATGGGTACAGGGTGTGTAAGGTTTAGATAGTACGTTCCCATTGGGGTTTGCATCTGACTTCTATAAACTTCTATCCTCATTCTTTAATACTTCAATTGTTACCTTAGCTTCAGTAAGTGTTTTGAGATCAGCTCTGTGTTCTGCGTCTTTATAAATTCGATATACAAAATCTCCATTTACAAATGCAGGTACGACTCTGAGACCCAGCAAAGTTATCGGGTCATACTTAACTGACGCATTTAACTCTGCAATGTTTTGATATATATCTTTACTGACCATTAATAATCGCAACTAAAATATTTATACAAGACTCATAGTCATAGTAAATATAATCTCCTAATTCTATTGTCATACCCCAGTCATCAAATGAACAATCGTTGTGTAACATAAACTCAATCTGCTTTTCCTTTAGCTTTAGTACGAAATAATGAAATGTTGACTGCCCAGATTCTTCTGGGAGAACAGTGATCTTTTGAAAGCCAAACTCCTTGGCTATTCTAATTGCTTCTTTCTGTGTCATATTGTTTTTTAATTTGGTCTCTTAAGTTAGTGTGAAATTCATTATAGCCAACCGGCTCGTCTGGGTGAGTTGTTCTCATTGCTCTTGGTATCATAATGTCGTCGGGGGCCTCAGAACAAGACCCCTTAGACATTAAACCATGAAAACAACAAAACAACAAATCAAACAATTTGCTCATCTTAAATTTTTAATTAGTTCTACATATCCACCGGCTTCAGCATACTTGCCTTCGATGGATTTTAAATAACGATTTTGTATACGTACATAATCTTTGATACAATCTCTATATGTATTATATACACAGTGTCCTCTGTTTGTACCTACTACAAACTTAGATCTACTGGTCTTTATACCAGCAATGTTTTTATTCTCCTTGCAAATATCAGATTTGAAATGAGATGATTCTATTTTAAATTGAGCCAGTGCAACAGCAGGAAGTACGCACTTCTGTGCAACTAACTCATCAAGTATAGCCGAGTCTGTCAGAGTAATGTCATGATGTTTTATTACAGTATCTCTAATGATTCTCTCCATAACAACAGGTTGTTGATTGCAACTCTTGTACAAAGTTACAATAAGTATGATATTTATTGTCACAGAAATGTAAACAAAATATCTTAATCTTTTAAAGGGTCTGAGTCTTTTGATTTGCTTACCCTCAAATATTTGTAAGTCTTTATCTATCAATAACATATTAGTATAGGCTTAGTTCTGATTTTTCATTCTTGATCTCTTGACCAATGGTGTCATACAAATCCTTCTCGAATTGTTTCCACTTGTCTTTGGTTCTGAGTTGGTAGTATACGTTTTGTATCGACATCCCCAAACTCTTGGCAATCTCCTCGTAGTGTACTCCGTTGTCATACATCAAATGTATACACACATTTCTGATACCGGCATATTTCTTTTTATTTCTGAGCTGAAAGAAATCTTCTTTTGATACATTCGTATAGTTAAGAGCAACATCTAAGATTCTGTTGCGTTTGAGTTGGGTGATGTCGTACTTCATATTAAAATGGTTTATCTGATGGATTGAAATCTGTTAGGTTGTCTAAATGTTCTTCGAGTTGCTGATTTATGAACTCACAAATCTGATCTTCGTACTCGTTGAAGAAATCTTCTAGAAGCATTTGCTTATTCTCTAGGCTGATGCATTTGACTTGGTCACCTTGTCCGATTGCCCGGAGTCGTGCATCAATGTCGGCTCCGGTCCATTGTAAACAAGTTGGGAAAACAAATCCCTTTTCTTTTACTTTGGCGATTAATGTTTCAGTTCTCATTGGTATTGTTTTTTACAAGTTGCACATTGTACCCACACGGTACGTTTAGTTTCTAAAGCCTTCGATTCACCGCAATCACAAGTGAAAGATCTGAGTTGTTCTTTCTTCCCATACTTTATGAGATTCTCAGATACATAGACTATTCTTTTTATAGTGTACCGCCCCATAAATGTCTAGTTAGTTTTACTTCTTCAATTACATCGTAGCGAGATTGTTCTGCATCAAACTCAGGTTGAATTGATGCAAATTCTTTTTCTAATTTATCTCTATACAAATATTCATTGTCATATAGAAAGTCTGCTACCTCATCCAAATTGTGAATATCATCTGGAAATGGAATTTCTACTACTGCTGTCTTAGTGTAGTGTTGTGTTGTTGTGATTTTAATTGTTCTCATGTTCTAGTCTGTGTGTTATTGCTTTGATTACATCTGCTTCTAAATCTTCTAATCGTACTATCTCGCCAAGATGGTGTCTGTGTAGATACTCATCAGATTCTCCGATGTAGTTGTTGAATCCTAATGGAGAGTAAGGATCTCGTGACATACCATACACACTGCCATCAGGGGTGAAAACAGTATAGCAATCGTATTCAACCTCGTTGTAGTAAATAGTACAGGTTTCTATTGCATTCATATTAATCCTCTCTTTTAAGATGTTGTACCCATTGATTGGCTCTACATACAATCTCTGATTGAGATAGTTCTACTGAGAACCCATCAAGTTCAAGATACATTGTATCATAAGCTTCATTTAATGTTACCGAATACCCTAACGACTCAAACCAAGCCGCTGCGTTTTCTAAAGTTCCTTCTCTTAGTTGCATATTAATCTTTATTAAATAATTGTTCTAGTTCTGATTGCTCTGCCATTGTCAGTGTCCAATCAACGTGTTCAAAGTCAGCAAGGACATCCTCGAAAGAATCGTATGCCCCATCAACTATGTCGTTAACTCTGTCTTCCCAAAATGCTTCTGGGTGATTGGTAGCCATGTACTGACGATAGGTCATTTCGTTATGTGTTGTAGTTCCATTAGGAGTTATCTCAAAGTCTCCTGCAAAGTCATTGCCTGACTCATCGTAATTACCCCAACAACTCAAGCCGTAGTTGATACATATCTTCTCAAACAAAGGGTGAGCAGGACTCCATGCACTTGAACCTTGTAATGTAACTGACTTTATCTTTCCGTCGTCCTCCTCAACCTCCCAGTCACACTCATACCACTTACTTCCGTAAGCATCATAAGGATCAATTGAAAAGATACCATCAACGATAGGTGGTTCTTCAGTTAACGCAACAATGTGTCCGTTCTGTCCGTATATCCAAGCCTGTTGTTCCGGTAGCGGACGATGTTCTTTGATAAAGTCTTCTCTAACTTTGTTGAGGTTGTCAATAAGTTTTTGTAACGCTGACTCGCTTCCTGTGAATACTGCGTAGTTCCAACAATGATTTGCCATAGTTTTAATTTTAAATGGGGGGTCAGAAACCCCCCTGAATTTTAATTAGATAGTTACAAGATCGTTATACATAGTGTGTTGTTCCAACCAAGCCAAGATAGTTTGGTATGAGCTGTTATTGATGTCTGCTCCACCGCCTGTCATAAGGTACTGATTTCTATCAGACGTACTGACCATGTGATTAGTGTAACGTGTGACCGCATTAAACAATCCCCATACTGTATCGCCCTCAAGTTGACGTTCGATGTTGTATGCCTCAGCAAACTGAAGTACTTGATTCTTCTTACGAGTAGAGATGGTATCTGCACTTTCTTTAACTGAGCCAATCTCAAACATGGACTCGATTACTTTTGTAACCAGTGATTCAGTAGGCTTCTGCTCAGACATGATGTGGAATACTTTCATCATCTGCTCGTCGGCTTTGATTGTCTGACGGAAGTCTTTGATAGCCTGATCGATACGTTCTTTAGATGAGGCTGTGTGTCTGAACCTGCTACCCTCTTTGTGTGCGGCATGGAATGTATTCTCACATACAACAACTGTGTTACTAGAACCAAACGAGATAGAAGATGAACCATCGTGTGAGTTAAGTACAGTAACCCAACGCTTAACGCCTGACTTACCAATGTATTCGTCGGGCAGCTGTGCCTGAAGGAATACCTTGCGACCGCCTTGTAGTTCTCCACCTCTATTGGTACTGATACCAATTGAATCGGTAGCCTTAACGATAGTCTCGGCTAAATCAAAGTTAGATAACTCTGTGTACCTACCCTTGACAGAGCCAAGGCAAGATGTGGGGGTGTCAGAACCATGATCGTATCTAAAGATACCATAGTGATCAGTAATCAACCCAGTAGGGTGAGTGAATTGTTCTTTCTTAATTTCCCAATTAAGACCTGTCTCCATAAGGAGAGCCATAGTTTTTTCAAACTGTTCGATTTGTGAATTTAAATTTGTCATGATGTTATTTTGTTTGGTTGTAATAATTGATAAGGGTGTTTAATATTTTGTCAGCAAGTTCCTCTCTAAGCAAACTCCACTCAAGATCTATTCTAATAGTATTGTCACGGTCAATCATTGTATTTATTTCTACAATTCCTGCCGGGTCTACTAGTTCGATAGTGTCTAGCAAATCATCTCTGAGTTGCATGAACATTTGTCTAGTGAGTTCTTGACTTTCAAAAGAGGGTAGTTCTTCCTGTTGAAAATAGTTAGTTCTTCTGATTTTGTTGCATAGGTACAACGCATCAGCAATTGAGTTCTCTGCCTTGTTCAGTTCCACTGACAGGGTGTTAAATGTTTGATCTAAATTTTGATTCATGGTATTATCTTTTTAATTTAATTACAAATCCTGATACATCTTTACGGGCTTTACCCTTTGCTTTGAGTCCGAGTATAGTGCCTCCAATATTAGGCATAATGTCTAGCATGAGATCGTCTCGCTCATCGCCATCAACAACTGGATAACCCCAATGTGTGGCAGGTAGTTCGTCGAATACGACTGCAACAATACCACCGTCGGCTAGTATATTTTTGGCGTGGGTCTCAGAACCCTCTTTCTCTGAATACGAATACGCTACAGTATAACGATGCCCACTAGGTAGGATACGAGTACCTGCTTTTTTAGGATTCTTAGTATAGTCGTAGAAGAAAACATTGCTAGGTATCTCACGCATCTGAGCCACAACTAAGGTCTCAACAAAAGGCTGATCAGATGTACCGTTAAGACGAATAGCGACAGGCTGCGAAGATGAGTGTGCGAATTTTAAAATCTCGCTGTGCAATAGGTTGTAGAACTCAAGCCTATGATTGACATAGAACTTGGTACGATTGACACGTGCGAGTTGTACATTACTAAATGCCCCACGACCGGCAGTGTTGAGACATGATGCCCGGCATCCGTCGGACGCATGAGGACACATCTCTTTGCCGTCTACATTAGATGGATGTAGGTACAGAATCCTGGTCGGTCTGTGATTCTTCTTTGTCTTGGCGTTGCTGTTGCCATTGCTCAATAGTGTTTTCATATTGTTCAATTGTTTTTTGTAGTTCTTCTATGATTTTATTTAATCTTTTCTCTGATTCGATATGTTGATGAATGATATCGAGTAGGTCTTTAGGTGCGTTCTGCATTAGTCTTGTTCAATTAAATTGTTTTGTTCTTTATATAACTTGATACAATGCTCACAACCTGCGACTTCGATCTCTTCTATTCTAACCCAGTTAGTACTGAGTGCAGGTTTGCCACATAGATTACCTTTACCGCTCTCGTAGATGTGAGCTGTGTTACTCCATACATCACCCTTTCCACCGAAAAGGCTGTAGTTAGGTTTTAGTTCTGTCTTGTTTATCATACTTCTTGGTTTTTATATTTGTTATCTATTCTGTCTATAAAATCTTGATGTTCGTGTAACATTGCGCACGCTTTATCATAAGCCTTTTGTGATTGGCGAGTAACTTCGAGTAATAATTTCTTGCCGCCTCTAAACATAGTGAAGGACTCAATAGTAACTCGACCGTCAACGGTCTCTAATTGTACAGGATATACATACAGGTAGTACCCACGTCTACTTTCCTGACCTGAGAAATAATTCATGCCGCCTTTTTCGTAATCAACTTGAACCTTCAAGTGATAGCCGTCTTTTTCAATGTAGTTTTTCATACTTATTTGCCTCCAATGTTGATTAGTTTTCCATCCCAAAGTAAACCATTGAGATACCAGTTTCCTTTTATTTGTCTAATTGATACGTTTGGTATAGCATTGAGACGTTCTTTTGTGGTAACAGACTTCCAACCTGCATTGGTTATACTCAGAGTTCGTTCTGGATCATTATAAAGATAAGCGATTTCGTTACCAAATAGTTTTAGAACTGTAACATTTGGTAGCACTTCTACTCGTGTGTTTGACCCTTTGAATGACTTTGCATTCAAGAATGCTTCAATTGCTTTTTGTGTTATTTTTTTCATGATAATATTTTTATTGGGGGTCTCAGAACATAAAAAGCCCCACCCTAATAAAAGAGTGAGGCTAAACCATATGAACTAAAACAACAATTTTATTTTTCTCCTAATCTTGCTATAGAAAATATACCAGAGAGAATGAATATCAATACCGTAAAGGCAAGTATACCTTCAGACCTCATAATGTCAGGCATCCAAGACCATGTGACAAAGGCAATAAGCCCGGAGATGATAACATTAAACAGTGCAGTAAATACACAGGTAGCAAAGAACAATATCACGATCTTTGCAAGTTCTTTAATAGTACGTTCCATAATTATCTAGATAAGAAATCGAACCCTTTGTACCCTAATTTAACTAACTTGGTTTGCTTGCCATTAGATGAGCGACCAAATCTCTCACGAGCATTGATCATACGTTTAACTTTTCTGGCTTGTTTGATGTCTGTGAGGTCATACGCATCGGCATAACACTTCACGAAATGAATGTTGGTTGACATAGTTTTGTTTTATGGTTGAACCTACAACCTGACTCGAACAGGTAGTACTCCTACTTTATAGTAGTGTAGGTTGGGTGATTACTTGGTTAATAGTGCTTTTGCCTCACCCAATAGTTGGTCTTGCAATTGCTTCTCATCGGTCGGTCTGTGAGCATAGTCAGAGATAAGTTTTAATTTGTTGATAAACCTAGCCCGACCGACCTCATTGTTTTGTAACTTGAGGGTCAGTCTAGCCTCAGTAGAGATCATAGTTTGGGTATCCAACACAAGAGACCCGTTCCTGACTATCTTGAAATCAAAGGGGAGTGTAGCATTAAACCCTTTGGCTTTGATTTTGCGGCATAGGTCGTAATAAGCCATGAATTCATAGGCAAACCTGTTACGCAATCTGTCCACTGAACGATTGCTTGCGTGTTCTAGGGTAAATACCCAATCAGTGCCGTTGTTAGACACAATTACTTTTGATGTTTCCATGATGTTTTTGTTTTATGGTTGTGGGATAGGGTGCGTTCGACACATACTGACATAGTTCAGTCCCTACCCCGATGGTAAAATAGTTGATGCTGTTGACCTGTCAACAATTAAACGCTAGATACCACGTACACCAATAGTTGTTGGGGTGTCAGAACATATCCAACACCCTAACAATAGAATAAGATAAAATATTATAGGTATTTATAGAATAAGTAGATTGGTCACTACGATACACACTACCCACACGGGATAGGCATACTTCTACAGGTATGTATTATGGTTTATTACATACACTCGCTTACTACAAGCGGTTGCCCCTATCGGCTAACGATAGCATAGAGTTGTCCAATAAATTAGACATCGGTCTACACACTGCATTTGTTTTAATGCACAACGGATATATCAATTATTGTTTAGTATGTCAACGCTGCAACACGCGTGTTTCCTATCCGATAGGCAATACACTGATATCTCACATACTAGTAAGGTACAATACTTTATAAAACCTGCATACTTTTTCCGCCCAGGTCGTATGCAAACCTGCCAAGATTTATAGGCATAGGTATCCCTGCCGGGATAGGTCACCCCTTATCCTTACTTGTGAAACGAACATAGAAATCCCACCTCAACCATCGGCTGTTTTTCGGTCTCGCTTGCGGGCTAAACTTACTACTCACTACCTTTATGAATTCCTTTACTCTATTTCAACACTACGAAGATAGGTATAGAAGTTGAATCACCAAATACTTTTTTAAATTATTTTTAAAGAAATTTGAAATTAATCTGTAAGTAATTGAAAATCAATAACTTACAATTTTAAAAAAATGTTTTTGTGACACAACTCTGACAAAACTATATAAAATAATAAAATGTGACATTAAACTGACGATCCAAATTTGGTTGTTTGGTTGTTAGATAGTATCATACGCGCGTCGCGTGTTCCTTATATATATATATGCTTTGTCACATTTCTGTCACATTTCTTTTTGGGCTTGTTTATCTCATTCTTTTTTCGTATACGACCGCTCAGGTAAACTAACATTTGTTCGTATAGCACAGTATACACCAATAAAGTAGACATTTGCCGTTTCGATTTTCTATTTTAATGGACAATTGCAGCCCACTGTCCAATAAATTGGAATGGCGTGTCCACTCGATTAGACACGGGGGGTCTATTTTTTTGGACGCCATCGACCCGATCCGCTAGCGTTAGACTCCACCACCTGCACGACTATTAAATTTGGACAATATATCTCGGGGGACAGGGGGACATAAAAAACCCCCTATGGGTAATTAGGGGGGAATTCTGGGCGCAGTGTAATAATTCTGGGGGCAGTTGGGGGGATATTTTAAAAATGGGGGCGTTTATCAACAGGTTGTACAGATGTTTTACACAATTGCACACGGTGGAGACAAACTTTTAGCCAAACTTGTAGATTTCTTCCCAAGTCACGGAAACATGGGTAAAATAAGCACCCTTTCTCCAGGCTTTAAAGAAGAATTTTATGGCGTTCCAGCGATTGTCTACCGGCCACACTCTGAACAGAGATGAATACTTGGTCAAACAGACCACGTTTTCTTCCTCTGAGGACAATATAACTGCGTCTATGGGCATTCCTACCACGTGGATGATATAATGGCGTGTAAACAGCTCATTTGCGACATTTAGTTCACCTGCTTCATAGGGCTTTAATAGTAGGTAGTCGCATACCTTGTTGAATATTTCTTGTTTTTGATCTTTGGATAACATATTATTCTGGTAGTTCTGTTTGGAATGCTAGTATTGCTGTGTATAGGATTAGTATTTGGTCTGGGGTTATGTTATTGTAGAAGTCTTTTGCTTTGTCTAGGGTATTGAATGGCAGTATCTCTTCTACTAGTGTTTTATCTACTACGGTTATTATTTTTAGGTGGGGGGTTAGGTCGAAATAAAGGGGTTCTGAGTCCTCCCCCACAATTCCACCAAACTCGTGTAGCCAAGATTTGTAGATCTTAACCACCAAGTTTTCATATTTAAACGTAACCTCAGTGTTAGTGCGCTCAGTTTCAACGAATTCGGCACCGAAAGAAAATCTAGTAGACATGGCTACAATTTACGGCTTTATTTTGACTAATTCAAATGTTTCATTGCCTCTTTTATGGCATAAACATCCGTCTTACTCATTCTCGTCTCACGCAAACAATCTCCTGCCTCCACCAAAGTGATCGCATTTTCCACCGTCACAGCGTCAACAGGGTAGTCTGTCATCCTTCCGTCAACTATAGACTTATTAAGATCCTCTGCGCTTTTCTTCATCGCCCAGACAAAGGTCTTCATGTACCTTAAGTACTGCTTCTTGTGTATCTTTTGTGTCATGAATACGCCTCCAATAAATCCAACACCTCACCTGGAGTACCGGTGTCTATGTAAATAGGTGTACCTTCTCCGATATATGCACAAAATACATTGTATTCTAAATACTCAATAGCGTCATCCAAAGACATTCCGTCTTCAATTAACACCTCGATCATTGCCTGCTTACTGTACACTAGCTTTGCCGGTTCGTAATTAAAGTCTACACCGATTATCGCATCGTCAAATCCGTCTGCTTTTAAAGTTCCTTCCATATTATAATTTGATTGAGTTTTTGAATAAACGATTGCCCTTTACTGTGCTCTTCCAAGTTACCTTTCCAGAATCACCGAAGTCTAACACCTCAGCTTCTCCCATGAAGTCCTTTAACCTGTTAGTGCATTCTCTGGCTTCGTATTCCTTGTCTTTTATTTCGTCTAAGATTAACTTGTGGTTGTGGGCTATCTGATACATCTCGTCTGTTCCACTTATCTTTAACTCTTGGCTCTGTGAATACTTCTTGTTTAAGAATGATTCGTATGCTTCTGTTCCGTCTGGTTCTGGTTCGTATAATTCGCAGTTCTCTATGTCTTCTAATGCTCCTTGTACTCTTTCCCAGAATTCGGTTGTTTTTTGTAGGATCTGAGACCCAATTGACTCATTAAATGACATTTCTATGACATTTAACTTACGACCGTCCTCAAAAAAGGCGATCTCGCCATAATTAAGTTCCAAGCCCATCAAGTATGTCATCAGCTGCGTCACGTATGAAGGCGGTACTCCACCCTCCCACTGCTTACTGGCAAACCCACTAATGGTCTTTATCTCCAAGATACCCCTTACATTATCTAGGCTAACTATGTCACCATCAATACTATAAGCAGGTAATTTAGAATTATTACAAATAAGACGGTCGGGGGAAAAGAACAAGTGAGGGTATTTGTCGTTGATCAAGTATCCCACAATCTCAGAACCGTGTCTTGTTTTCACACCGGTGTTGTAGTTTTGGATCATCTTGTCCTCATCAACGTCATAGTACTCCCAAAGACTAGCAACTAATGGCTCCATCCTTGTTCCCATAAACATGGCCAAGTTCTCCTGGATCTTCTGTGGGATCTTTCCTATCTTTTGATAGAATAGTTCAGCAGATGATTTATATGGGTTCAAGCCCAATATCGTTCCCACATCGGAAGCACCGATACCAGAACTACGAAAGTTTAACCACCCGTCGTAGTCTTTTTCTTTGTCAATGTTAACTAGTCTTATCATCTGTTTACCCAAGCCTCGAATATCTCGGCAATTTCTAATGTGTTTTGAATGGCAGTCTGCATGTTGCTTTTGCCGTTTATCTTACTTTCCATCAACTGCACAGCAGACTTTAAACAACTCTGTCTAATGATAGCCTGCTGTTCGTTGCGGTAGTGCTTAATGTGTGTTGGGGCTTCAGAAGCCGAAGGTTCTGCACTTTTTTGCAAAACCCCAGCAATCTGATTGGCTAACTCAGTATTTTGAATCTTTCTAGATGCCATGATTAAAATGGAAGATCTGAGTCCATGTCATCAAATTCACTTTCAGAAACTACAGGAGCCTTGAAAGTTTTAGAAGACATACCGATAGCTTCTGATAACCAAGTGTTCAATTCACTGAACAAGAAATGATTTCTTTTTTCACTATCTACATCAACGATCTCTCCTTTTTTGTTCTTAGTCACCTCGATGTCAGGCATGTTACCTGGATTCTCTTTGGTGTACTTGTACTTGCAGGGCTTACCGTGCTGAATAACAAATAAGCCTGTTTTCTTTACACCGTTCTCTTCTCTTTGGAATGGCGCAAGTCTTACAGGATGATTTGAATCAGCAGACAATACTGTCATTGCAAACGCTCTGAAATAATTTGAGTCTACATCTAATTCTACAGTGTAGTTCTCTCCGTTATCAGACATAGAAATCTGAAAGAACATTTTGGTTTTACCCATGATTTCTCCCTCTTTGGTTCTGAAACCGGTGATCAAACCCTCAATGTAATCGTAAACAAAATAAAATCTTGGTTGACCCTCTTTGGTTGGGATTACTGTAGTTCCGTCTTCCTGCGTTTTTGAGTAGCGCATTACCTTACCATTTCTAACAGAAAAGTAAAGTGAGTTTGTGTTTTTTCCGAATGCCATATTATTTTAAATTAATTGGTTTTATATATTTCTCTGATAAAAAAGTTTACAATGTTTCTGGTCTCGTTGATTTTCTTGCTTTTAACGTCTGAGAAATTCTCAGATACTGGGTCAATGGTGTTCTCTCTGTATAACACGTTACACATCTCTACGGCTTCTTCTACTTTTCCTACAGCCAAACACTTTAGGATCATATCGCAGCACTTCCACACATTGATTTCTTTACGCATAGTAGGAACAAGCTCGTCACCAATCCGTCTTGCGACTTCTCGTGATTTTACTCTTTCTAGTTTTCCTTTTAGTTCCATAATTCAAATATAGTTTATAAATTTAGTTCAATTGTCACAGTTATGTCATTTTATTGAGTTTTTTCATGTCCTCAACATTAGCAGCGTACTGTTTAAAGTCACTTACAAAGCCTTTCATATCTAAGTATTCTAGATTTTGGTGTAAAAGGATGTCGGTGTCCACGTTAAAAGCATAGCCAACTACAAAAGCAAACTCATAGGCATCAGAAAGCCTAGTGAATCCTTTCCTGATCGTGTTGGCATCGTACTTAGATATGTTATTTATCACCGTGTTTTTTGAAACGTACCTATCAAACTCCTCAAAAGTCATGTTGTGTTTGTTCTTCAAGTAGTCTGTGTTGTTCAAAACGTTCCGGGTGATGCTTTCATAGAACTTATCACGAGCCAAAAGGAATAGTTTGCGCTTGGCTCTAAGCAACATTTGCTGCTGTACGTTTGTTGCTCTGCCCTGTTTTAGGATTGTTGGTACAAACTCTGATGGCTTAAGTTCAAATATTTCATTGATCGAAAGCATTTTTTGTGATTTTTTCACAATTTTAGGGTCTTTTTGCATATAAAATACATTCTTAAATACATTTTTAGTACATTTTAATACAATTACTAGTAATTAGCTTGCTTTGGTATCCCAAGAAGAAGAGTACGAATACTTCCCCATACCCACAGTATGAGTTTTCACCTTCTTCTTGGCTTATATACTTGCTTCGTATACCCCTTTCAGAAATTGTAGTCAATCACACAAGTGCTACAACGTGACATCTGCTTTTGAGAGTTGTGCCTCCCACCCAATCTACTCCCCATGTCTTAGTACCGGAGTTGACTCTTTATTGGGTTCCCGTGGTAGAGTCGTTTCTGAGGCCGCCACCGTAATTCACCGTCCGACATCAGGTCCTTATTTTTACTTTGTTTTTTGCAAATATAATACAAATTTCGTAATCTGTTGCAATGTTGATAAAAAATTGTATATTTGTATTTAAATAACATGAGACACGACCTCAGAGAGCAACCAAATCAGTTCGTCCCCGAAAATAAAAAAGACCAGGAATGGTTTGCGGAGAACGTTAGATATGTGGCATCTAAGTATAATACTCAATTCAACTCTCTTGGATTTAGAAATAATACTGTAAACTATGATAAGCCAATTGATGAAATGCTTCGTATGTTTACGTATTACCTAGGCAAACAGGAAAACAGAGACTACTACTATACCACTCAAGACCAGACCGGTTGCGAACTTCCTACAGTATGGATAGCTGGACAAAAGTTGACATCGATGATCGACTTTATGTTGGGTACTGGTATTAAGATGATCGAAAATATCGAACCTACAACTAAGGCTATTTCAAGAACCGCAGTAAACAAAAAGACTCTTCAGATGACTATTGCTTTGTTGAAGACAGAGTTCAAGAACATCTTTGAAGAAATGGAAAAAGATATGGGGGTTTCAGTTAACCCATTAGGCAAACAAGACTTTGAAATGCCTGAAGATGTAATGAGATTCATGCAGTATGACTACAAACAACAAGGCGAAGAAGTAGCATATGACATGGTTATGGATATCTTGCACAGAAACAGGTTCTTAGATAAATATAAACAAGCATTCTTCTATACGCTTTTGGGTGGGGTTGTCGGAATCGAAAACCTAATCGTAAACAAAAAGCAGGTAAAGAAAATTATACTCCCTTACAACTTGATCTGGGATAACACCTTTGATGACGATTTAAACGAAGGTGCTAGATTTTCAGGTAAGATTGATTGGGTAACTCCAGGTGAGGTAATTTCTAATCCTTACTACAGCCGTCAATTGACTAGCGAACAGTTAGAAGAAATCAAAAAGCTAACTCCAGACAATATCGACAAGTTACTTGGAGAAGACAACATCACAACCAACAAACTTAAGTGGTACTACAACAACAACGGTGTTCCATCACTTGCTGCGACCACTTGCTATTGGATTGGCTATAAAGAACTCCGTTACGAGAAAACAAAAGATAAGTACGGAAACACGCACTTAGGTAAAATTAAAGGAAATGCAACTTCACAATATTGGATTAAGACTGTCTATAAAGGCACATTGCTTGCTAACAAATACATTGTTGACTTTGGAGAAGTTACCAATATTGTTAGAAAATCTGATGATCTTAACGAGGTTAGTCTTCCAATAAGCGTATTCATTCCGAATATGGTTATGGGAGAGTCACGTTCTGTGGCCTCAAGATTACACAAGCATCAGGATCGTATCGACTTTTTAAACAACGAGATTACCAAAGCCGTTACTAGAGCGAAAGGTAAAGTATTTGTTTTAAACAAGAATAAACTTGGAACATCTACTGCTCAAGAAGTATTGAACGACTTCGAGAGAATGGGTATCCACATTATGGACGGTAACGCTACCGGGGAAGATCCAATCGCAGCAGACAACAATCGTGTTGTTGAGGTTGTTGATATGACTCTAGATCCAAACGTACAACAATTACTTTCTTTGAAGCGTGAAGAAGAGCGTATCATGGAAGAGATTGTTAACGTACCAAAGGTGGCTATGGGTCAGCAACAAGGATACGTTGGTGCTAAAACACAAGCCGGTTCTATCGCTCAGTCAAACTTGGGTACTTCATACTTATACCAAGGCTTTGTTAGATTCATCGAAAAGGATTTGCAGTATGCACTTAACCAGTATAAAGTTTCTTTACTTGCTAATGGGGATGAGGATATTCCTGTGATCGGAGACCGCGGAATGAATTACCTAAAAGTAACCGAAGACTTTAAGTTTGAGGACTTTGGAGTATACGTTAAGATTAAAGACTTTATCGACGAGCAAGCAAAAGAGCGTTTGTTGTTTATCGCACAAGCAGCTATGCAAAACCAGGCTATCGATATGTTGGACTACTTGCAGATTGAAACAGCTAAGACCTATAGCGAACTTTACAACCAACTCAAGTTCTCTTTACAGAAGAAAATCAGAGAGGCTGAAAAGCAGCAGCAGATTCAAGCAATGATGATGCAGGCGCAGATGGAACAACAGCAACAAGCACAACAAGATATGGCTTCTATGAAGGAGCAAGGTAGTAACTACCGTGCAGAAGTTCAAGCGTCATCAAGACAACCACAAGCACAGGCTCCAGTAGAAGAGGGAAGCCAGATGCCGATGTAGTTGTAAGTCTTGTTTTAATTATCTATATTTGCCAAAAATACTGTAAAAAATTTTATGAATAATGCATACCAATCGCTTGTGGATGAAATCTTAAAGAATGATCCACAACCGCAGGCTCCTGAAACGGGAGATGCAAGCACGGGAGGTCAACAGGAACCGCAACAGCCCCAAGAACCACAGGAACCTCAACAACAAACAGAACCACAGACAACGCCTTCTCAAGAAGACCCGTCTAAAAAAGAGTGGTACGAAGATGAGGAACCTGCACAAGACGCTCCTGTACAACCTACCCAAACAACCCAAACCCAAACCCAACCAGCTGATCCTCAACAACCAACAATTGAAGAGGACGAAGATATAAAGCTGATTAAGGAATACAAAAAACAAGGTAAGTCGTTAAAAGACTTTGTTAAAGAATATAATGTTGTAGACTACAACTCTATAGATGACAGCAAGATCCTTGAATTGGGTCTAAAAGAGCTGGAAGGATTTTCTGGAGACGATCTAGAAGATGCCAAAGTAGAAGTTGAGTCGATGACGTTATTCCAAAAGAAAAAACTAGTCCAAGAGTATAGAGCTAAATTCAATGAGGTAAATGAAGAGAAGTTGAAAAAACTTTCTTACGTTGACCCAAAATTTGAACAGGCTCAAAAACAAATGGCCGAACGTTTTAATAATGATCTAGAAAGCACAGTAAATGCAATCACAAATCAGGAGCGTTATGGATTGAAGGTTACAGATGAAATGTCAAAAAACCTAAAGAAGTTCGTTGCAGAAGAGATGAATTTTACAAAGCAAGATGGATCAATTGATGTCGAGACCCTCCTCGATGTAGCGTTGTGGTTAAAGTACGGAAAAGAATTAGTTCGTGCTAACGTGACCAGAGCGAAGAATGAGGGAAGGGAAGAGATTCTTCGTCAAACGACGAATCCTTCTACTGGACTTGGTTCGTCAAATGTATCTTCTGGTTTCTCCAACGATACGTTTACGGATGCCTTTACACAATATTTAAATAATAAGAAATAATGGCTGGAAATTTAACAACCCTAGATTTAAGCAAAAGCTTACTTTTAAAGGGTCTTTCATTGCCTAACAAAATGGCAATGGTTTATGCTCAAGATTATGGGTATAACGTATTAACTCAATTGACTTCAAAGCTTGGTTCGTCTATCTCTACTTCTCAAGCTAAAGTTGAAGTATCTTCTATTGGAAACCTTTCTGTATACTCTGCTGTAACTGCTGTTGCTGCTGGTGCTACTGGTGAGGTTTTGGTAACTCTTGCTAACGCTGAGAACTTCCGTCCTGGTGATATTATCGCTGACGCAAACTTGGTACAAGGTATTGTTATCGAAAAAACCGCAACTGCTAACCAAATCCGTGTTAAGAGCGTAACTACTACTTTGAGTTCTTCTTTACACTTCTTGGCTGGTCATATTGCAAAGGTTATGTTTGATGCTTCTGCTAACCGTCTTTCTTACGGTAAGCCAGCTTTGAACATTGTTCCTAACACTGACTTCACTTACACCGCTGTAACTCGTGAAAGTTCTACTCAGGCTCGTCGTGATAGAATTCAATCATTCGTTAAATGGCAAGGTGATTTCTGGTATCGCTCTTGGGACGATTTGACTTTGCGTAGATTTGCTAAGTCTTTGGAGTACAAGTACGCTTTCTCTGAGCGTTCAATCTTCGCTGGACCTAACGGTGAAACTTATTCTACTGCTGGTCTTCGTTGGTCTATCATCAACAATGGTGGTACTTACCTTCCTTTGACTTCTGAGTTGACTCAAACTGCTTTCAACGACTTCTTGGAAACTTTGGTTCGCAAGACTGCTGACAATGGTCGTCGTTTGGTTGCTATGATGGGATCTGCTGCTATGGCTCGTTTGCAAACTATCTTAGGTGACTACATCAAGTATGCTGGTAGCCAGAATACTTTCGGTGGTGCATCTGTAGAAGGTTTGAACGTAATGACCTACAGCTACGCAGGTTTGACTATCGAATTCGTTCGTTGGTCTTTGTTGGATGACGATATGTTCAAAGTTGAATTGTCTTCTATCACCGGTAAGCCTAAGATGTCTCACTCTATCTACGTGATGGATTTGACTCCTTTGCCTGCTGCTGACGGAAGCGGATCTTTGGCTGCTATCCAAAAGTATCACTTCAACAATGATGAAATGATCGCTAACTACGTTCCTGGTATGATCGGTTTGGAAGGTTCTGATCCTTCAACTGTAAAACAAACTATCGCAGGATCTCAATTGGTTTCTTTGGGAACTAATGATGTAGACGGTGTTGATTTCCATATCTTGTCTGACTGTGGTGTGTATATTGCTGCTGACCGCATGGGTCTGATTGAATTAGTCCTCTAATAGATTAAGAAAATGGAATTTACTGCTTTATGGAACGGAAACGGTACCGCAACTACCGCAAATGGTAAGTTGTACATTACCGGAAGTGTTAACGAACAATTCCCAGGAATCGATATTCCTTTGGTGAATAACTTGGTTAAATATGTTGGAACAAATGGAACCTCTCGTCAAGTAACTGTTACTCCTGTAGCAGGAAACAATACTGAGTATCGTTTGGCTTTGACTTTGTTGAAAAACGAGTTGAACAACCCATTTGGACCAGCTGTTGATCAAAAGTTGTTTGTTTTTACTTCAGATGCTTCTGGTTCAGTTACTGAAATCGTTCAAGGACTTGCTTCTGCAATTATCCCAGGTTTACCTGAGGCTACTGCTTCTGGTTCTGCAAACGGTTTGACTGTAACTAAGACTGGTTCTACTGGTGCTTGGACTAACTTTGTTATCACTACTACAGTTACCGCTGACTTCGACTTCAAAGCTTCTAGCTTGGTTGGTTCTTTGTTGGGAGTAAACAACGCTACCGCAGCATATGTTGCTCCACAAGGTAAAGGTGTTGACTTGGTTGCTCAAGGAATCACTGGTGCTGTTAGTGGAACTTTGTATACTATTTACAAAGGTTTCGCTGGACATCCAGTTACTTCTGGTGCTGTATCTTCTCGTATTGATAACGTACCTGTAACACTTTATTGTGCTGCTGGTTCTACTGTTATCACTGCGTTGGATGCCTTCATCGCAAACCCATTTGCTTCTCCTGGTCAGTATGACTTGGATGATGTCACTGGGGCTTAATTAGCTACCTAAACTGGGGCCTCAACCTGGGGCCCCTTTTATTTGAAACAATTTTAAAACTCTATGATAAGAAAACTCATTATTGATCCGATTGTACCAAAAGGATCTTTTTCTCTGGTAGGTGAATACCGAGACAAAAAAACAAGAAAACATTTATTCTTAGTTGACGAAGGAAAAAAGGTAGTTACCGATTACGAAATCGATGATTACAAGATGCACAATGTTACAATTGTTGACGGACAACCCGTTACAATTGAATATGATGACCAGTCAAAAGCAGAATTAGCAATTATTGATTTCTTCAAGAATCATCCTTTTTGCTTGACAGATGGTCACGAAAACCACAACTTTGTTCGTGCTATCTTCAGAGTTCATTTGGAACATGAAAAGATCGAACACGAAGTTGAAAAACTAGAAAAGAATCTTGAGATTACTCTGAAAGTGTTGTCCATGTCTTTTGAAGACAAATATAACTTGGCTTTCGCTTTAGGTTTAAATCCTAGAGGATTGACACATTCAGATCTAGTTGTTAGATTGATTGGATCTAACTTAACAGGTGCAGCTATTTCAGATGCTAAGACATTTGACATTTTCTACAATTCTTTCGACGCAAACAAAAAGGCTTATGTTTATGCCAATAAGGCTATTGCATTAGGTATTATTACTTTGCAAGAAGGTTACTTTAAAGTAGGAGGAAGAACGATTGGAACAAGTCCTAAAGATGTTGTTGACTTATGTTTAAGTGACAAAGAATTCTTTAGTGGATTTGTTGTTCCTGAAGTAAACAGATTGGACACTGGCGTAGAAGAAAGCAAAGATGACTACGAAGTTGAAGGCCTTGTTGCTCAGGTGATTGAAGAACGCTCAGAAGAGCTGGCTCCAGATCCCTCTATGATTCCTACAGAAAAGAAACCAAGAGGAAGAAAACCAAAGGAAGACTAATTTAATCGGGGGTCTCTGACCCCCATTTTTATTATGATTGGAAAACTCTTAAAGGATACCTGTAAAGGATGTGGTAAGATAAAGACCCTTGCTGTTAAATCTAGAAAACTTTGCCAAACTTGTGTAACTGAAGAGAAGAGACAGAAGAAGAAAGAGAAGAAAGAATTTGCAGCTAAGACAAAAAGAGTATCTATCACATCTTTAATAAAAAAACTAGACCGAGTGTTTAGTGTTTATATTCGCTTGAGATACGCTAAAAGGGGAGGAGAGGTAAAATGCTTCACTTGTGACAAAACAATGCATTGGAGAAGTTCCCAGTGCGGTCATTTCATGTCTAGGCGTTATATGTCAACTCGTTTTCACGAGCACAACTGTATGGTTCAGTGTTATGGTTGCAATATCATGATGAGCGGAAACCAATACATCTTTGGGTTACGTTTAGATGAACTATTGGGAGAAGGTACAGCCGAAGGAATGCTTGCGTTATCCAGACAACAGAATAAATTTATTGTTGCTGATCTAGAAGATCTTATAAAACACTATGATGCAGAAGTAGATAAACTTCGCAAAAAACTAAACGTTTGGGATTAAGTTAATTTTTTAGTATCTTCGTACTATGACAGGTGCTGAATTTTATCTACAGTTACAACAAAAGTACGATAAGGCGTATAGTCAGTATCTAGATACTACTAAAGCCAATCGACTTATCAAAGAGGGCATGTATCGCCTTGTAGATAAAATATGCTCAGTGATGGATACTCAAAAAGAGTACGATGAACTAAGCGAAATGATTAAGTATAATATTTCTGTTGCGGTTGCTACAGGAACTGCTACTCAACCAGCAGACTACTTACATCTACTTTCGATGGCTTTCAAATATGTTGACCAAATCTCCTTCACTAGCATATCAAATAATATTATCTCTGCTTCGGCTCACGGTCTGAGACCCGGAGATCAAATATCAGTTAACGCAGATGGATCTGGGTCTTTGAAGACAGTTACTCACGTTACAGGAAGTTCTGTAACAGTTGATTCTGCTTTCTCTCCTACCCCTGCTAATATTTATTTGGTAAGAACCTTTCAGGCATCTCCAAGTACATCTGATAAAAAGAAACCATCTTTATCTAAGGCTGTAAAAGAAAGCCCAAGATATTGGACTGGGGTTAGTGGAACAACTAAAGTATTTCACTTGAGTCCTGCTCCATATTCTGTGTTGATGGATTATGTTAGCGTTCCTCCTGTGAATATTGATGTATCTAACTCTGTTATAAGTCTGTTGGATACGTATACACAGAAGTTTCTTTACAGATTGATGGATGAGTGTGTTTATTCGGTGGCCTCAGAAACTAGAGACTTTACGAACAAACAATCTGCACAACAAACAATAATTGAGAACCCATAATGTTTTTGTTATCTGAAATAGTAGACGAGATTAAAAAGGAATTATCAAATGGAGTATCTTCAGATGAATCTCGTTTTGAGGACTTGTACATAGAAACAAAGATAGCCGGAGCGAGATCGGTAATCATTTCAAACTATGTAAACAAAGGCAATATAGATTGGTTAAATGATAGCTGGGTACAGACTGTAGACCTTTCTTTTATAGAGAGAGATAAAGAATGCAAGATTGTAAAGTTTGAATGTCCTTCTGTTATCTCAATCGACTCACACAATGACGGCTTTGTATACGTAGGAACAGCAGATGGATTGAAGCCATTTATTCGCCTTAGAAAGTCTTTCACTACTTTGACAATGCACAGGGTATTCAAGAACTCTACTCAGATATTCTGGGATTGGAAGAATCTTGAAATGAACAAACAACAAGTGATTATTCACAATAACACTAAATTAGAATACATTCAAATTCGTGGCATATTTAACAACCCAGTTGAAGTTCCTGGATTTAGAAAAGATACTGATTGGTATCCTGTTGATGCCAATGTTAAAAGAGATATAGTTGAAATGGTTACTCTAGACTTGATTAAGAAAACCAGAACCTTACCGGACTATATTTCAGATAGCCAAGATAAACCAACAACTAAATGAAGAAAGCAGAAGTAATAGCAGCGGCCTGCGAAGAGTTGGGTATAAGTTACGAGAACAACGCGTTGTGGTTTGAAGTGCTTATAGATCAAGCAATTATGACCTACAACACATCAACTAAATTTGATATGTATTCTTCAAATGTAGTAGTTGATTGTCACAAAGCAAAACTACCTTGTAACTTTGCTAAATTGGTATCAGTAAAAAATACAGCAGGTTCTTGCTACTTTGAAGGTCCTGATTATATGATTCAAGGTAGATATATTATATTCTCTAGTCTTTTAGATCTACCAGAAGATTGGGAAGTGGTAG